GAGAGATCGGTTCGTTTGCCATTTACGCGTCCAAATACCGAGAGTAAACGCCTTTCTCAACGTGTTTACAAGCAATATTTCACCCTATCGTCACTCCGAGCACCTACCCTTCATGCAATCGCCCTGGCAAACCTCTGTAGACATAGCGGGAATGCCATTTTCACTTCTCTCTAAATGTCTGGAAAAGTCTGGGAACGTCCACGTTTTCGCCCAAATTTCGCCCCTGTTCTGGCGCCTTATCCGACCTTTTCTGAGACTGCACAATACCCGGTCGGTAGGCGCCCAACATAATAGAAGGCACTGCCTTCTGTAAGAATAACCCAAAAGGAAAGATTGCAATGAAGCACGCGCTGGGCGCCCTCCTCTTGCTTGCACTGTGCAGTTGCACGTCCAGCGGCATTGTCGAACACCGCGGCGGCGATCTGATCGGGCTGGACAGCTTCACCCTCGCCGCCCGCTACGGCACGCCCGCCAGCTATCAACATCAGGGGGAATACCTGCAACTGAACTATGGCAGCGCGGTGGCCGGCTGCCAAGTGATCGTGCTGGTCGACCAACAACAGCGCGTGGCCGGCTGGGCAACGTCAGGTGCCCGCTGCAACAGCGCTGGGCAAAATGGGAATGCAGAGCCAGACCTGGACGTACTGGACTAGTGCCCCGTCTACTGTTTCGTTTTCATGCCCTTTGAGTATCAGGCCATCAGCATCCAAACGCTCCATCGTGGGCTCGAAAAGCGGTCTACAAATGTTGGTCGATCCAGCAGAGTTTGGCCGGCGCAACGAGGCAGAGCTATGGTGGCGAACGCATCCGCCCGTCCCGACGTGCTCGAAAACAAGCAGGCCGTCCAATGGCTCGGAGTCGAGCATTTCCTGGCGCGTAATTCGGCGCCCCTTTTTGCGCAGCATAATCACGCGGACAGGCATGCCCTGCCGCTCCTCCACTTTCGCCGGCCACTGATGCTTGTTTGTTGTGCCGTCCATAATGCAATCAATATACTGTATAAAAACACAGTATATTGCCAAGCTTGGGAAACCAGAAGGCGAAATTTGTAACTAGAAGAGCCCGCCCTGCTCCGCTGACATGCATGCGCCGGCAAGGGCCAGCGGTCCACCGTCAGCGCACGGGCTTGCCGGTTGCATAAGTGGACTCAAAGAAATTGGCGACAGGGATAGTGCAGAACTGCTTGCGCTTACAGGCACTACGGAAAGATGGCTTGCTGGCCACCGTCTCGGTGCGGGCGTTGTAGGTCTGACAGGCCAGCTTGTGTTCGGCCCAGTGGGGCACCATGCTGAACATGGCGGGGGGCGACTTCCAGCTCACCAGGGACTTCGTACGAGGCGCACAGGATTGGAGCCATGTAGCCGGGCCAAGCCTCGGGCGGCAAGTCGAGCAGCGGCTATGCTGTCCGCAACCCTTCTCCGACCTACTTTTTAAGGTCGGGACGTAGTGGGCATACATGTCACTACATCAACTGTTTTTTTGCACGAGTTCGACTCAGCTATAATAACAAAACAGTATTTTCAGCTATCGGAATTGGTACTAAAATGTTTCTGCAAATCTACCCCTATCAGCCAACTTGATGGGGATACCCTTGGATAGCAATCAAACGGTGCAACATGGTGAATATGAGTATCGCATCGCCAGCTACAGGAGGTCGGACGGAATGTATCAGGGGGTGATCCTGCTTACCGCTCATGCAGGCATGCAATACTCGCCAATTATTGAAATCCCAACACCTAGCGTATTTAAGGCGGATCGCGCGGCAAGGATCGAAGCTTCGGCTCTCGCTTGCCAACTTATAGAAACTGGCGCGATAATTGCGCTCGTGCCACAGGATGGCAAAACCAGTTCTTGGCCGGTGGAGTCTGCATCCTCTCTATAGTGCAGGTGAAAACGCGTGAATGAGCGCCGCAACAATCAGCGCTCTGCTTTTTCATCTGGCAGAATACAGCCAGCAATTACCACCTCCAATTCCCCCTCATACTTCCGACCTTGCAGCCAGTCCCGCGCCAGCGCCAGGACGATCTCGCCATCCGTTGCTACCGGTGCCAGCTGGTCGAACTCATAGACCGGCCGCTTCGGCACCGCCTTGACACATGGTGTAAAGACAGGAACTTCGACCCGCTGCGGCGCCAGCGGCGCACTACCGCAGCCAGCCAACAGCAATACAAGCATCCATTTCATCGCACTCCCTCCAGCAGCAGCCTGACGGCCGGCATGGCCTCGTCGCAGGTCGTGGCGCGCACGCCCGCGATCTGCGCCAGTGCCGCGTCGTACTTCTTGCCCTTGGCAACGGCGGCCGCCTGCGCCACAGCGCCGCGCTCCTGCGCCGCTAGGGTTGCCTTGGCCATGCCATCGATGGCGCGGTTTTGCTCGGTGATCGAGCTGCGCAGCTGCGCGCTAACGCCTTGTTCCAGCACCAGCGCCGCGCGCGCGGTGTCACGGTCGCCGGCGGCCAGCCACCAGCCCGTGCCGGTGGAGCTGGCCACCAGCAGCAGCGCGGCGGCCAGGATGACGGCGGCGGCCTTCCAGATACCGCTGACGGCGCCAGCTGCCAGCGTGGCCAGGGCGCTCACGGCCGCACCTGCAAGATGCCAGCGCGCGTGCCGTGGCGGTCGATGGTGATGATGCGGTTGATCGGCTTGGCCACCATCTTTGTGCTGACATGCACCCAGGTCAGCTCGTTGATGATCTGGCCGATGCCGAACTCGTCCAATTTCGGCAGCAGCGCCTGGCATACCTGGTATGGCGTCATGCGCAGCGCCTTGAAATCAGCTGCGCAGCCGCGCACATGGTCGCTGCCATCGCTGCTGCCGATGCCACGATTTACTGGAATCGAGCGGTAGCCGCTGATATTGGTCAGCGGCGTATCGATGCCGGTGCTGGCCGTCAGGTAATTGCGGATGCGCTGCAGCAGCTCGGCCGTACGCCGCAATTCCGCCAGCACGGCCGGTGTCGGCGTGTTTTCGACGCCATGGCGCGCGGCCCAGTCGGACGCGGTGAGTTCCTGCAGGGTGAAGTTTTTCGTCAGATTCATTTTGCACCTCGACGGTTGAGCGTCATATTCACCGCCACGCCTGCAGCGATCATCAGCTCGAAAATCTCCCGATCAGAGATAGCCGACATAATCCCGCACGCCGAGCCGCACGCCAGGACGACATTCCCGACGCGGGAGATCATCGCCGTTTCGCCATCCATTTTGTTCAGTATGACGACGCACAGGTACAGGACGTAGAGCCAGACTGCCGCCTGGATGATTGAAATAATTGTCATGATTATTCCTTTGTCTCAGGTTGATCGGGCAAGATCGGCAGCTTGGCGCTACGCGTGCGGTCGATCAGGGCGAAAAATACAGGCACGGCTCGCATGGCGCCCAGCCCCCAAAAGAACGCCATGGCTCCGGCCAGCTCGGCAGGCGCGCCCAGGTAGTGAATGGCCAGCGGCGTGGCCGCGCAGGAAACAGCGCCGCCGACGAGGAACGCCGCGACCGCCTGTTTTTTCGTCATTTCCTTGGCGTAGCTCAGTGACGCGGCCGAGCCGATAAATCCGCCGATCAGCACGGCGTAGGAAATGCCGGCGACGGTATTGCTTTGTGCATCAGGTGCCATAGGGCCTCTCAGGTGGTGGAAATGAAAAAACCCGCCGAAGCGGGTTTGTTAGGAATGCTGCTGTATTACACAACCTTGACCATCACATAGGCCCGGCCGTCCGGTTCAATCGAGATCACGCGGCCGACCGCGCGGAAGTACTGTTTCATGCTGAGGTTATCCTCATGCACGGGAACGCCCTTGATGCCGGCGCCGTCCTGCACCGGCACGATGTAGTCGCCTGGCTGGGTACCGAACACGTTGACCGGCACGCGGCCGGCGATGGCGATGCGGTCGACCTTCTGGCGCTCGACTTCCAGCGCCGCGTCGAAGGTGGCCATGGCCTCGGCGTCCTGCTGCACGGCGATGTTGTGGGCGGCCAGCGCGGCGGTGTAGGCGGCCTGCTTTTCTGCCCACTCGTCATCGGTGTCGCCGGGTTCCGTTACCACGTTCTCGTATTCCGGCGGGTTGGTGCCGGGCACTGGCTGCTGCGTGACCACGTCTTCGCGGCGCAGGGGCTGGGTTGGCTCTTGGCCAGCTTGGGGCGATGGGCGTGGCCCTACGTCGGTGGCCCATGAATCGCCACCGAAAAATGATGGGTCAGTGGACTTGATGGCGAACATTACAGCGTCTGACCACAAATCCGCGACCTGATTCTTGTTGTTCACTCCGACAAGCTGCCCCGCAATAACAGCAGCGCAGGAGTGACATTTTACGAAGTATTCAGCGTAGTCAGTACCTTGGGCATTGAATGTACCGGGGGAAGCAATGCCACGATTAGTCGTGGAGTTCTTACCAACGTACATCACAGACTGCGCATTGTTCCAGCCCCCAAGGCCATCAGAAGCACGGATAGCCATGCAGCTGGTTACCGAGCCTTCCCGCCCGACTTCCAGAATCTCTCCGAATTGAGCAACTGCAGTGTTCAGGGTGTGGATTGCTCGTGTACTGGCAGTACCGGCTTTAAGCCATGGCGCGTACATACGCCCCACACCGTCCACAGAAAATAGCGTACCTGAGACTGTTCCAGAACCAGTATCTCGTGCCTTCAGCGAGAGCTTGTAGCCCTCTTTTTGTGTGCTGCCATTCCCCGCCGAAGCAAGCCATTGAAGATAGCCTGCCGAGTTCACCCCAGTATTTCCGGCTACACCATAGCGGATAACTTCAAGACTGGCACCAGCAGCAGTGACATTGGCTTTTGCTGCACCAGCCATGTACGACGTGCATGCTGTTGCACCATCTTGCGCACGCACTTCGACAATACTGTCAAAGCTGGTGCCCATAGGTAAAGTCGGGGCTGTTGCAGCCGTACCGTAAGAACGAGGCGAACGATACGTAGCCGTACCCACAGCAGCAGTGGAATCCCATACAAGTGCCCCTGTGGCAGTGTCTGTCGCTACCGGAGCTTCATAGGTGATAGTCTGCATACCCAGCAGGGAAAAAGACGCTTGAGCAAAAGCCCCAGCAGCCAGATATAAGTACACGGACACTTTATTATCCGCTTCAAGATATGCATGAAAACGCACGGTGTTCGGGATATAACGACTTGTTGTCCAGTCTACGAAAACCCCTTCGCTCGCAACAGCAACGCGACTACCCAAGATAATGGTCATGGCCGTCAAGCCATTTCCATCCCAGCCACCGGCCATCGCGTCAATCCGCAGCGAAGCGTAGGTATTTGAGGCAGTTGCTTGCATAGTAGCGATCTTATACATGCGCACTGCCTGACCACCTTGCAGGTAGTTAAAGCCGAATTTATTTACCGTCCCAGACCCCGCTGAAATTGGAAGTTGGCTTTTGATCGGAAGAGAGCTATCAAGCCAGAATGGATCAATAAAGCCATTCGGCCCGCCAAGCGGCGACTTCCCCACAGCCGGTGCGTACGACGCCACCACGGCACCGCGCCCAGCCAGTTCATTCAGGCGCCGGATCATGTCCTTCTGGCCATAATAAAAAAAGTCACCCATTACATTTCCTCGATTTCGATGTTGGTGGCATATGCCTGGTAATACGGGGTGGTGATGGCGGAATTGCTGGCGATGCGCCCATACACCTGGTGCGTCTGCTCGAGCTCACCGTCGTCGCTCTCTGGATACAGGCTGATCAGCAGCGGGCGCGACAGGCCGTTGCCGCGCACGATGCGCCATAGTTCCGCCCGATCCAGCGGCGTCATGTGATCCAATGCGAGCGACAGCTTGCGATACAGCGCGCCGCGTCCGACTGTTTGCCCGCCGGCGCCGTTGCGATACTGCGTGCTGGTGTCGATCGACGTGACGCCGGCACCGTACGAGGCGTTTTGCTCCGGGCTCCAGTAAGGGCCGATCACCAGGCGCGCCGCCTCGATGTAGCCTGCCGGGTTGTCCGGGTCGGCGAGGTCAATCACCAGCTTTTTGACGCTGCGCATCTGGAGCCAGCAGCGCGCATACGTGCCGCCGCCGTAGCTGAAGGCGTTCACGCCCAGCGGCAGCGCGCCCCAGTCCCACATGCCCAGCGCAGCGTATTCGCATGCTGGTACAACGCCCGTATCGAAATCGGGCGCGGCGTCGCCTGGCTCGACGTAGCCGCGCACGCGGATCGTCGCCATCGGCGTCAGGTTGCAAAATGGCAGTGCCACGCCGCCGATGATCTCGGGCGTGGGCCAGGTGGCAGTGATGGTCAGCGCCAGGCCAAGCGAGCGCAGTACGGCGCTTTTGCTGTCGCGCTGCAGGTTGGCCGGGCCCAGCGCGCCGGACTGACTGGATGCGGCGAGCGCCGCGCGGTCGGCTGCGTTGTCGTAGATGATGCGTAGATTTGGCATGCTCTCTCACTTCGTTAATAATCTGCCATATCAATGAGCAGTACGGTGCTGGCGCGGTAGCGCATGTTCAGTGCAAAGGGCGGAATATCCTCCGGCTGGGCATCGACGCACATCTGGGTTCGATCTAAGATGTTCGGCGAGCGAAACAAAAATGCTCCAGAAAATTGCATCAGCGTTGAGCCACTGGCGCCAGGTGATACGGCAAGCCCGCGCGACCCACGACCATCAGCCAGACCGCAAACCGCTGGCCGCGCCATGCTGGGTAACGTGTAGCTTTGCAGGTCAAATGAACCAGCTGGCGGTGTTGCAGCAGTAAAGTCACCAATCGCGCGCGGCATGATCATTTTTGCGCCCGCATCGAATGTGCAATTGCCGGAGGCATCAAACAGCCAACAACCATACCCACCGCTCACCTCGCCTGTGAGCGGGGCGAAACAATGCACGCTGGGCTGGCGGGCTGCTGGTGCCGGCCCATTCCCACCCGACGAAGCTGCGCAATACAACAGAATGTCCCAAGTATTGACTGCCGAAAGTGTCACCGAATAGACGTTGAACAGCACGCCAGGGGCGAGTTCGATGAAAACCAGCGGCTCGTTTATCGAGGTTACGCGGTAGCGGCCCAGCACCTTCGCCGTGCTGGTAGATCCTGGCGCGTCAGCCGATCCAATAAATGGCGCCACACCTACGTAGGCCAGCCCCGGGCTGTCAGCAGACAGAATCAGGCTGCCATCGTTATTTTCAAAGTAGATGCCAAAGGTCATAGCGAGAAAATGTATATTTTTTCAATTTTTGTAAAATCCGCACCATTGACAGAAACTGTCGGCACACCCGCCGGATAGCTCAGCTGAGCCAATGAACCGCTCAGCGTTTTAAATGTGCGGCCCGCAAAGGCGGGAAAAGATCTCGTTGCAGAAACGCCTGGAGATACGGCCATCAGATCGACAAATACGATGCCGAAACTGTCTGAACTAACCAGCACGGTGCTGTCAGCCTTTAATAATGTCACCCCGAATTTCATGCGTTTCGCTCGCCAAAAATTCCTCGAAGCGTACCGTTATCGTCGAAGATCTTGATGGCACTACCGTAGATTTCGACGCGGCCACCTGTCGCTTTGCTGCGTAGCAGCCCAATCGTCCCTGTAGCGGCCACCAGTTCGCCTTTAAACGACCCGCCAGCTGCCGATAAGACACCCGAAAAAGTAGCATTCCCATTTACCACAGTAAAGCCAGGCATGGCCACATAGCCACTGCTCCCCAACTCTACGTAGCCACCTGTTGCAGGGTTACCAAGTAGTAAGCCACGCTCACTGAGGTGAAAACCGATGCCGCCGTTGCTCGGCCAGCCATAAGCATTGCCGGGGTAGCCAACACCACCATGCAACGTCGTACCGTACAAGTCGCCCGCAGTCACATTCCCCAGGTTTGCACTGAATGCCGACAGTTTATCCACTGACAACGCCTTGGCCGCCACGGAGCCATCCACCAATAAATTGCCGTTCAGCACCGTGCCAAGCACCAGCCATGCGCCGTTATCAAAATACTTCGTCACCGCATGCGTGGCGTCGTACAGCGTGACGGTGTCGCGGTTGATCGGCGCGCCGTAGCCGGCGCGGCCCAGCTCATATACAGCCGAGGTATCCGACCAGGTCGAATAGCTGGGCGCCGTCACGGTGACGGTGCCACGCTGGCCAGTCGCCCCGTCGGCGGCCAGGCGCGCAGCGGCCGCCCATTCGCCTGGGGCGATGTCATCGGTGGCCGTGCGCGCAGCGGCCGTGGCACCTGAGGTGAACAGGTAGGCGCCGCCGGCAGTGGGCACTTGGGTCGACCAGCCGTTGTTCAGGCCCACCAGTGCGCCCGTGGCAAAAGTGAACGTGCATGCCGCGCTCGGCAGCGCCGGCGCGATGTTGGTGGCGCCACGCTGGTAGATGCGCACGGGAGCTACGTTCAGGCCGTCCACGCCATTCGCGCCGTTGCTGCCATTTGCACCGGCAGCGCCATCTTTGGCCAGCTGCACCGCTCCCGCCCACTCATTAGCGGCAATATTGTCCGTGGCATTGCGCGAACTGGCAGAGGCCACACGCACGTACAGCGGCGCCGTGCCTGCCGGGATATTCTTCGACCAGCCGTTGGCCAAGTCGTTGCCGGCCGGCGTCGTGATGCTGGCCGTGGAAAAGGTGAAGATCACGTCACCCGGCGAATCGACAGGCGCCACGGCCGCGCGCTTGTAGGCGAAGGCTTGGCCCGTGTTCAAGCCAGCAAGGCCAGCGTCGCCATTGATGCCGTCGAATACCTTGCTGACCATGTAATTGGCGATGTAGTCAACACCGAATTCGCGGATGCGCGCCTGCACAAGGGACGTATCGGTGGTCATGGTGGCAAAATCGACCGTGGCCACATTGCCGTTGACGGTGATCTGCGTGCCAGCGGAGACTGAAAATACGATATCGCCCACCACGTTCACCGGCTTGGCGGTAATGGCAATCGAGCCGGGCGCGCCGGCGCCGGCGCTGTTCACGCGGAACACAGGCGTGCTGCCAGCCAGTAGGATCGCCTTGCCGTCCGCCGTCGTGCTGAAACGCTCCGCCGTCGCCTGCAGCAGCGTATCTCGCGCACCGCCGATGGCCGTCATACCAGCACTCCCACCGTCACGCGCCCGGCCAGCCATTGGTGCGACAGCAGCACCACCACACCAGGCACGCCGTCCTGCAGCCCGAAGCGATCATCGCGCAGCACCACGGGCTGCCCCAGTTCCAGCATCATCATCTCAGGTTCTCCGTCAAATTCGTAAATCGTGCGCTGCACCTTGTACAGAGCCAGGCGGCGCGCCGCTTCCGCTTGCGCGTCTGCGTTGGTTTTGAGGCAGGTTTCGATCTGCGGCGGGTCGTCCGTCAGCCGGTATCGTGCCTTGACCACGGCATCGACAGCGGTTTCCGTCAGCCACTCCGTCGCATACAGGTCGGCATGCTCGGCCGGGATGCTGGTGGTCAGACTGGCCTGCAGCGTGTAATTGCGGTCGAAGGCGATCTTGACGGCCGCCACCACCGGCAGGCGCTGTACCGGGCGCAAGGAATCGAGTTTCATGTGTTCGGGGCCAATCTGCACCGGCACGCCGGCGGCGGGCAGCGCGATCTGCACCAGGCGCAGCTGGCCAGTGCGCGACATCAGCGCCTGGGCGCCCACGCTGGCCGCCAGCTGCTGGATGGCCTGCGCCTGGTTCGTCCGGTCCGCAACGTACAGGCCCACCAACTGCGGGTGGGCGGCATCGAAGGCGGCCAGATTGTCCAGGTCGAGGTCGGCCAGCGTGAATCGATCCGAGGCCTTGCCGTAGGCGGTGGCGATGCGCTGCACTAGCGGGGCGATGCGCGGTGCGTAGCCGCCACCTTTGTCGCCCTGCACACTGACTGTGATCGTGGTGGAAAACGGATCGGTGGTCAGGTTGAAGCGGCCCGCCTGGTCATTCAAAGCCACGGCAATCGGCTTGCCGTTGGTGCGCACCTCGAAACTCGACTCCACCGCGCCCAGGAAGCCATACTCCAGCGTGGCAGGATTGGTCAGCAGCGGCGTGACGTTGTGGCATTCGCCGAACGGGATCGGAAGCGTCGCGTCCTTGTTTGGCGTGGTACCGCCCAGCTTTGCCTCGGCAATAGGCGCGTCCAGACGCTGCAGCTTGTCCCGCAAGGACAGGTTGAGCGTTTCGCGGCTCGCACTGGCGATGTCGGCAATGATGCCGTCGAACACCAGGCGAAAATCGGCGCGCGGCCAGCGCGGATCGCCGGCCCAGGCCTTGATCGGCCGATTGCGCCACACGTCGCCGAGCCAGCCGTCGAGAGCACCGTCAGCGTTGCCAAGCTCGATATCGCCGCCCGACAGCCCCGCCTCGCCAGTCAGGCTGACCTGCTCGGTGAAAGCCAGGCCGCCGGTGGCCAGCGGCAGATACACGGTGTTGGCCGGTACCTCCGTTGGACCTGTGACATACGGCCGCGAGGCAATGTAGCGTGTCACCTCGCTGCCGGCGACGTTTACCTGGGCCTCGATCAGCACCATGCGAATGGCCAGCGGGCTCTTTAGCCATTCAAGAAACTGCACATCGGTCATTGCGAGTACTCCACTTGTTTCGCCCAGGCAGATGCCTTGGCAGATTTATCAACACCGGCCACAACCGTTTTTGCTGCTTTGTCGTTCGATTCGACTGTAGCCTGGACCACGGCGCCGGTTTGCTTGCTCTGGTCGGCTCGATGCGCAGCCACTTCCGCGCGTAGCAGCTTAATTTCCGCCACCAGCGCATCGGTGTTGCCGCCGCCCTGACTTGGCGCGCCGCCGAAATAGCGCCGCATGGCTGCCGCCGCTTGCGCGTCCACCACCACTTCACCGCGGTGAAGCTCGGCCGCATAGCCGTCAAACGGCACGTTGGCCAGGCCGCCAGCATGGGAGCCGTCGAACTGCACGCCCAGCCCGGTCGCCGTGCCCATCGCCGCCTGCAGGTTGGCGATGGCCTGCGCCACCGTCAGCACGCTGTCGTTGATGGTGATCAGGCCCGATACCTGGGCCTTGAGGGCATCCAGGCTGGCCTGCTGCACGTCGACCTGGGCCGAGGCCCATTTCAACGCCTCGTTGTTGGCAGCCACCACGCGGGCGTAATCTGCCGCATAGCGGGCATCCGAGGCGTTGACCACCTGCGATGCCGTCAGGAAAGCCTGCTCGGCTGCCGACAGGCCGGACTGCGCCGTCGTGTCGCCGGCATTGGCCGCTGCCAGGGTCTTCTCGAACTGCGCGCGCGCCTCGGCGTACTTCTGCTCCGGCGTCAGGATGGACTGGTTGCCCAGGGCCATGCTGGCGTTCAGGCCGTTGAGCGTGGTCACCCACGACTTCGACTTGTCGAGCGCAGCCTTGGCGGCAGTCGATTCGGTCTCGTAGGCCTTGGCCAGCGCATCCTTGGCCGAAACAACAGCCTTGGCCGCCTGCACCTGGTCGAACAGCGCGCGATTGACGGCGGCGATGCTGGAGCGCTGGATGGCCAGCAGTTCCGTTTCGCTTTTCGTCAATTCGTTCAGCTGCTGCTGCAGGTCACGGTGCTCGCTGGCGATTTCACTGGCAGTTTTTGCCACTGCGGCAAACTCGCCAGTGGCCGCCGCCAGCTCAGCAGCGTAATCGGCAGCCTTCTTGAACGGCTCGGCAATGGCGATCAGCTGCGCATACATGGCCTGGCCAGCGGCCGTGTTCAAGTCCTGCGCCAGCACCAGGGCCTTGAACTGCTCACTGGTCGTTACGCCGGATTGACCCAGGGCGGCCATGGCCTGCTGTACCGATTTGGTAATCGGCGCCATCTGCTCGGCCTCGCTCAGGAAGTTCTGCACGAAATAGCTGGTGCCACTGGTCAGCTTGTCCAGACCGCCAGTTGCGGCAATCAGGCCTTCGCTGAGCGCGACGGCGCCCAGGCCCGTCGTGCTGAACGACTTGCCCAGCACGGCCAGCACATCGGACACCTGCATGTAGTCGTTGGTGACGCGCACCAGCGTTTCCAGATAGCCTTCGCCGACAGCCTGGTATTGCTGCAGGCCGCCCACGCCGAACTTGGCCATGTCGTCGCCCATCTTTGAAAACGCGGTTTCCAGCGCTTTCTGCTGCTCTTCGCCCGTCAGCCCTTTCAGGCTGATCTTGCCAAGATCGACGACGAAAGTATTCAATTTGGCATTAAAAACATCGCCGCCCATGCCCAACGCATCCGCTGCACTGCGGATCGTATTGCCCATGCTGCTGATGATCATGCTGAACTGCTGGTTCATCTCTTCCGACAGCGCGGAAGTTCGGGTGCTGTCTTTGTCGCTATAGCTGATTCCGAAAGCCTTTTTCTTCGTATTGACATCAGCGTATGCCTGGGCAGTGAAGCCCAACGCATCCACATTCCCCAGCGACATGGCCTTGCCGGTAATGCCCTGATCTTTGATGGAAGTGGAAGTGTTGAACAGTTTCGACACCACACCGCCCAGCACAGCCCCAAGCACGGCGCCAACGGCCAGACCCAGCGGACCTCCAATGGCGGCCATGCCCATGCCCAGGTATGTGCCAAGCGCTGCGCCACCAATTCCGCCAGCAGCAACACCAGCGACGGTACCCAGGGTGCCGCCCAGCACTTTGGTGCCAGTCTGCACACCAGCTGCCGCACCGCCGCCTTCGGCCGTCACACCCAAGCGCGCCAGCAGGTTGCCCAGGTTGCCGATGCCCGCCACCATCTGCTTGAGCGAGGCGTCCATCGAAATGGTATGCACCAGGCCCAGCCCTGAATTCTTTTCCATGATGGCCAGGCTATGGGCAATCGATTCCGATTTCGCGGATGAGTCGCCCAGGATGGATCCGGTACCGGTGGCGGCTTGGCGGTCCTTGGCGGTCGTGTCGGAACTGCCTCCACCAGATACCGCAAAACCGAGCGCCGCCATCGCAGCCGCCATTGCGGCCATGCGAACCCATGCGCTGTAAGGATCACCTTGCGCCTGGGTGGCCACGGCCACTGCCGCAGCGGATGTGCCCTTGACAGTGTCGGCTGCCAACTGGGTTGCAACGCCCGCCTGAACTGCCCCTGCTTTCATGGCCTCGCCGGCCACGGTCGCGGTCGTCACAGTTGTCACGCCGAACAGTTTTTGCACCATCGACTCGACGGCCATCGCCATCTCCACGGCACGGTAAGCCTTCTCGGCGCCTTCCATTACCTTATAGCCGGCACTGTTTTCCTTAAAAAATCCCTTCGCGGCGCTGGCCATGTCGCCATACGACTTGATCTGCGCCTGCGCACCCTGCTGGGCCGCAGCGGCCTGGGCCTTTGCGACTTTGGTCGGATCACCATGCGCATCTTTAGTAGCGGCGGCCAACTGGGCAGCGATTGCCTGCTGCTGCACGGCATAACCAGACAATGCCGTCGTCAGTCCACCTATCGCAGTGCCGACCGCGCCGAACGACGCCGCCATGCCTTGCGCTGCCGACTTCGTTGCGGTGTCGACAGCCGTCAGGATGTCCAGCAGCTCCTTGGCCTTGGCAACGTCGCCGCCCTGCTCTTGCGTCGAAGCCTTGCCTTGCACGATGCCAAGGCGTTTCATCGCTTCGATCTTGCGATTGATGCCATCGATAACCTTTTCATTGCCCTCGAAACTTGCAAGAGCAGCTTTTTGCTCTTCAAGGTCAGCGACTGCCAAAGCGGTCTTTTGCGCCGGCAACAAGCCGTAGGTGCGAATTTGCTCCTCAACAGCGGCCACCTGGGCATTAATGGCCGCGATTTCCTTGTTTGCAGCATCTGATGCGGCGGTGGCGATGGCCGCCTGGCGCAGGCGCTCCTCTTCGTCCCGACGGAAACTCTCGTCAAAGAAGGCTTTCTCAGTCGCATCAAGCTTACCGATGATTGCTTCAGATTCTTTTCGGTGCGTCTCTTCCTCCGCAGTTGTGGCGTTCTTGTGCTTTGCGAGCGCCGCAAGTTCGCTCTGGTACGCATCCACCTCAGCTTGATAGGTGGCAGCAGCATAAGCGCGCTTGTTCTCGTAGGACTGCTCTGCAGACAATTCGCCGGCTTTCAGGTACAGATCGTCCAACTTGCCCAAAGCATCATTCTGGCGCTTCACCTCGGCCGCTTCGCGTTCATAGCCTTTGATTTGAGCTGCCAGCCGAGTGTTTTCAGGTTGGTCAGCTTTTGGCTTGAGCTCACGACCTTCGGTGTCGCGGTAGTTTGGCTTGCCTTCGTAGATTTCCTTGTAAAGCTTGGTCTGCGCTGCCTGTTGAATTTCCACGCTCTTATTGGTATTGGCAGTGAGCAACGCGGTAGATTTTTTGAGATAGTCCTCGTCGATCTTCAGTCGATCATCGGCATCGGCTTTCCGCTTGGCAGTGCGAGCCGCCTCGCGCTCAGTTGCAGCCTTGGCGAAACGATCAAAATGCCCATCCAGTTCGGCCTGATGTGTAACGTAGTCGACGTTCTCTTGTGAAAGCGCCGCTTTGCGCATCGACTCGATACGCTTTTCGCGTTCGTAGATTGCTTTGTCGCCCCATGCTCCACCAGCGTCGCTATTTGCCTTCGATTGCGCATCGAAGTCTGTGTTGATGTGATCCTGCGCGGTTTTGTGGTCGGTCCAACCTTTTAGCTTTTGAAAGGTCGTAACGGCGTTGTCAACGGTATTTCCGATACTCGAGAAAATCCGGGTGAGGCTATGCCCCCACTCTTCCAAATCGTTGTTTTTCGACAGTGCCGTAATCTCTTTATTGGAATTTTTCAGGTGGTCGGTAAGCGCCATGACGCCGATGGTCAGGACCTCGTTAAAAGTCTCGCCGAACGTGGTCTTGAAATCCTGAGTGTATCGCTGCATGGACAAAATCTGCTTACCAGCCGTGTCCATACTTTTCTCGTACACATCATTAATATCAACCCCGCGCTGAAACACGGCGATCCGGCGCGCCTCGACGCGCTCGTTCTCGCTTAATTCCTTTGTTGTTTTCCCGAGAGAGTCCGCCATTTCGCGATAGGCGGATTGCAGGTTCACGTTGATGCCGATATTCCGCAGAATAAGCACGTTGCCGCGCGCGATGCCGTTGACCAGCCGATCAAATGCCTCGCTCGAATTCATGTGCCCAATCACTGCGGCGTTCTGTGCAATGCGTGCCAATTCGCTGGCGTGCCGCAGATCGACGTGCGCCTGCACCAATTTCACAGCCGCCTCGCGCGATTCGATCATGGTGATGCCTTGGCGCGCGATGCCTTGCGATGCCGTATCCATCTGCGTCTTCGTATAGCCGGCATTGCGGCCGACTACCTCCATGACCACACCCAGAGTCTCGTAGCGGGCCGCCATCATCGCAGCATCTTTGATGTATTCACCAACCTTCAACGCTGCATACGCCGCGCCAAGCATTTTGAGTCCATCAGCGAGAACGCCGGACGAGCGGGCCGCATCCTCTTTTGCCTTGGCGGCGGCTTTGAGCGCATCCTCATGCGCCTTGATGGTCGCAATTGCTCGCTGCGTTTCCTGGGTAACACCCATCTGCGCAGCCTGGTAGGCCAGCAGCTGTGTGCGACTCATGCCAATCGTGGCCGCCTGTTCGCGCATGCGCTCGATCAGTTGCTGCTGGCCCAGCGTCAGTTGCGTGGTCGAGCCACCCAGCGCCGTCGTGGCCTGCGCTGCCTGGCGCGCCTGCTCCGCCTGGGCACGCATGATTTTGGACGCGTCATCCATCTGGCCATTGCTGATGGCTGCACGTTGGCCGGTGCGGGCAGTTGCATCACCCAGGCTTTCGACGCTTTTTGCGGCGTCGCTACCACGGCGCCACACACCAGCCGATGCAGCGGTAAAGCTGTCCAGCGCGCCAGCCCCCTCCACCGACGTCGAGCGCACGCGCACGGCTGCCGCGCTCAACGAATCAACGGACGTGGTTGCTCCAGCCACTTTTGGCGCGACCCGTGCACCGGCATCACCCAGCGCATCGACAGCCGCCGCACCTTCAGTGGCCTTGGCCTTGGCACCAGCGCTGGCCTCGCCCAACTTGTCGACAGCTGCAGTGGCACCAGCAGTCTTTTGCTCGACGCGCACCGCTGCCTCACCGAGAGAATCCAGGGCTTTGCTGCCATCGACCACTTGGCGCGTATCGATGGAAAGTCCAAGTTGGGCGATATCTGGCATTTATGTTTCCTTCTTGTTTTGATGGTGCATAAAAAGCACGTCAAGGCGGTCAATTACACACTCTTCGAACGGATCGAAGCGGACACCATGGCGCGCCTGCCAGGCCAATATCTCGGCACTGGTCAGCGAGTTCACGGCCATGCCGCATTGGCGTTTCTGGTTCAGCTGGGTGAACCAGGTCCAGATATAGGCCAACTCGGGCGGCAGTTGCGGCACCGCCGGTGCCTCGGGCGCCCGATAAAGCGGGTTCTGCCGGGCGGTATCCAGGTGATCGCCCTTGGCGTTACCATCGCCTGCAGCTGCCGCGCGATCAAATAGGTGATCGGCATACAGCAGCAGGGCCTGGGTTAGACCTTCAAAAAATTGGCGTCGTTTTCCAGGGCGGTCGTCACGCGGTCTTGCCAGGTCGGGTACTTGTCGAACGCCGCGGCGATCATGCCCTTGTCGAAGGCGACGGGCGCGCCGTTGCTGGTGAAGCCGTACCAGTCGACAGCCACGGCCAGCGCCAGGCGCTTCTGGTTGTCATCGATGACGTTCACCAGCTGATCTGCGCCTTCGTCGGTGGAGGCGTCGATGGCCGTTTTGCGCTTGGCCGACTTTTTGTAACCCTCGGCGCGCACGGCGTGGCTTTCCTTGCGGTACTCGTCGGAGTTCTTACCGACAATCTTGATGCCGGCCACGGGCTCGCCGTCGGCGTCGAAGATCACGGGCACATCGAAGGTCACGCGCGCGGCAGGCGCTGACAGGTTGGCGATGTCGAAGCCGGCGACGGCGATGGCTTGAGCGGCGTTCAGGACTGCAGGTGCCTGGGTGGTATTCATGGATAGTGCCTTTCGTGGGTTGTGACAAGTGCCCGTGCCGGCCGCCGCGCCCACGAAGGCGACAGCGACCGGTCGGTGCTTGGGTTGGCTTGCACCAAAAAGAAAACCCGGCGCAGGGCCGGGTCAGTTGAGAAGTGAAGGTTGAATCTGTGTTGCGATCTGGTCGAGCGCTTTTTTCAACGGGGGCTTGACCTGCTTGTGCTCGCTCAGGCCTTTACCGCACATGCTGGCGAACTTGTCCTGCGCGTCGACGGCCGCCTTGGCCTTGAACCAGGCCGCCATCAGTGAGCGGGTGGGCGCGGCTTGACGATCCGCCTCATCCAGCTGGTCGAGCACCCAGGCGCGGAAAGCTTGTCCGTTCGAGGTACGGGCGAACATGCCCACCAGGTGCGCACCACGCAGGCTAAAGTACCGCACGTCGGATGGTGGGGCGCCATGTCCCAAACTGAGGTTCTGAAAAACTGCCGCCATTGAAGCAGAGAATTCAGCCTTGTGCCGATCGTAAATCTGCGAAACCTTGTCACTCCGCGCATAACCAAGTGCCAGCGCGATATCAGTTGCCGAAAGCCAGGTATTGCCGTCGCGCTCAATTATTTTGAATTGATGGTCATTAAACAAAAGTTCTTTCATCGTCGATCTCCGCACCTGAAATTGGGCGCGCGGCAGGAGGTGCAGGTGTGCACACCACTTTTCGGCTCATTGGCCTATTCGCGCGTAAAGTGGTTACACCAGGCTTGTGTCCTGGAACGCGATGGTGGTGGATTCGTGTTGCGCATCAGTACCTTGATAGCGCAGTACATCGAAAGAACACGTCACGATCTTGTTTTTCTCGCCGTCATCCACCTTGGCCGACGTGATCTTGATGCGGCCCATGGCGATCGCCATTACTTCGGCCAGCGGCGCCGTGCTGGCTGCCATGGCGTAGGCCAGCGGCAGTTCGACTTCCTGCTTGAAGTAGTCGATATAGGCTGAATCCTGCATCAGCACGGTGAACTGGCCGCTGCCCAACACCTTGCCGCGCGAGGCGGCAGTGGCGAACTTGGAGCCGATCACGGGATCGATCTTGACCTGGCCATCCAGCGACAGCGACATGCCAGTGCAGATTTGCGACGGGATACCGGCGACCGACAGCATCGCGGTGGCGCCGGAAAACTTGCCGGTACCGGGCGTGGCGGCTGGCGCGTTGAAGTAAGCGGCCGGCGTGGTCGCGCCTTCCAGTTTGCCCATCAAGGTGAAATCCATGCTCGTGATGCCGTTCGGCTGTACGGAGATATCAACCTTGCTGACCAGCTGGTCGATGAAGCAGCGGTTGACGGCAATGCCAGGATCCTGAACTTCAGCCGTGAACCAGTCCGTGGTGTGGCCGGTCAGCGGCGTGAAGCTGCGCTTGCCGGTCGCGGTCACGGTTACTGGATCGCCTTCGACTTTCACCGCCATGGCGCTGCCGTCCATGAACTGGCCCGTCAACTTGAGCGCGGTGGCCGAGGTGACGAAGAAGTTCTTGCCGTTGTTGGCCGTGCCGGTGGTCAGGAAGCCGCCGATGCGCACGACGGTACCCGCGCGGTGGCCGTCCACCAGGAACGAGCCGGCGCTACGCGTCAGGCCGGTGGTGCCCGAAGCGATGGTGTTTTGCGCTGCAGTGACGCCGCCGGCCGTGAAGTCGCGGCGCAGCAGCGCGGCCAGCAGCACCGCATAGGTGCCGCACGAGGCTTCACCCTTGATGGCGCCGGAAGTGCGGAAGTTGCCCAGGCGCGTATCGCTTTGCTGCTGGCTGGGGTCGATCTCGTTGCTGGAGTACTTGTCGGCGTCCGTGTCGAACGTCGCGGTCACGCGCGGATAGAGGCGGCCGGCGGCGGCCAGAGCCTTCGTGCCTTCCGCTGTTTGCTTGCCAATAACGAGCAGGCTGTCGATGCCGTTTGCAGTGGTCATGGTGTGGATTGCCTTTCTTTGGTCGAAAAAAAAGACCGCCGAGGCGATCTGTGTGGGGTAATGCGGGTTACAGGTTGCAGAAATACCTGATCTTGACAGGAACCATCCAGCGGTCGCCGTCCTCGCGGCCGTCGGCGATTTCAGGCGTTCGCTCGATCTGCACGGTCAAATCGCCCTTCGTGAAGCTTGCGCCGCGGCGAAACAGTTCCCTGATCATTTCAGCTCGCGCGCCCGCGCCGGCTGTGCCCTGCCCTGGCGGATACATCAGGCTGACCTGGAAGATGCCGTGCTCTTGGCGCGAGCCGTCGCCCATGGAATGGTTGTTCGGCTCCGCCGGCAGCAGGTATGCGGCCTGGTACGGCCGGCCAGTGACTGGCGTGTACGGCACGTTTTGCCATGCTGTGTCGATCACTGGCGCGAGGCTGGCTAGGGCCGCCTCAAGCGCTGCGCGTATTGTTGATTGGCTCATATATACTCTGCTTGCACGGATAGATTTAGCGGTCGAAAAGCGGATTCATTACCCGCCTGCCGTGCCACCTCAGTAATGATCACTCTTTAATGGAGAGCAAAATGGAAGAAAACTGGCGTCCGATTGTCGGCTTTGAAGGGCTGTATCAGGTTTCCAATTTGGGCCGCGTGCAGTCTGCGAATCGATACGCGCGCATACGGGGAGGCGGTAAGCGGTTCATCAAGCCTACGCCGCTCAAACACTGGATATCGAATAGCGGCTACCAAATGGTTCAGCTTTCAGTTGAAAACCATGTCACTAAACATTATGTTCACCGCCTTGTCGCGATGGCCTTTGTGGCGAATCCGGATCAGCTACTTGAAGTGAATCATATAAATTCCGACAAAGAGCACAACCAGGACTTCAATCTTGAATGGGTGAGCCGACAGGGCAATGAAGATCATAAAGTTGCAGCCGGACGCACACACCGGGGCATGGCAAATAAGCAGACCAAACTTACCGACCAAGAAGTTATAGAAATTCGGTCGTTGCTGGCAGTGGGAGAACCGCAGGCATCGATTGCGCGGAAGTTCGGCGTTGCGCAAGCGACCATTTGCAGGATCAATACCGGCAACACCTGGCGCGCAGCGATAACACCTCAAGCACTTACATCCCTATAGACCGTAAGTTTTATACCCTTGCGCAAAATCGGTGGTGCTTGTGCCGTTACGCACCCCGTTGACGGCATTATCAACGATGACGCTAAATTTCACTACCGTGCGGGCAACCACGCCAATCGGCGCCTGCCCGGACCAGCCCTCTTCGATTCTTTTTGCATAGGCAAGATTGTTCACCAGATAAATAACGTCGCCTGCTTTTGCTGCCTTGTTCGCAGCCGCGTGAGCGGCGATAGTGGCAGATCCATCTTTATCGACCTTATCCAATACCCCTGTGGCGGGAGATCCCAAAGATAGTTGCCAATTTGCACGAAATCTTCCGCCCACGTAACCCGGTGGAGGCTTACTCTTCCAATAATTGGCATTACCAACAGGCGACTTGCTGTCGATTTCTTTGGAAATCTCCATCGTGATGGCTCGCACGACCAGATCCTGGTTGGCCTTGGTCTTCGCAATGAATTCGGCGATCTGCATGGAAAACGACATACTGGCCATCAAATCCCCCGCAGTTGCAGCGTGTGCAGCACGGCCACATCGACCGGTGCTGTGGTTTCGACCGCCTTGACCGTGTAGCTGGCGCCCCCGAACAGCACCAAGTCTGCCGTGGTCGGCGCCGGCATTGGCGCGCCGTTGCGCTGCAGTGGCGACAACAGCAGCTTCTGGTCGCCCGCCTGGATCAGCGTGCCGTCGATGTTCTCGGCCTCGTAGTTGATCTTGACGCCCGTGCCTTCGTAGTCTGTGGTGGTACTGGGCGCCGTGCCCAGGCCTGGATCATATGGACCGGTGACTACCTGGCGCAGCACCACGATGCCGCCCTTGCGCCGCAGCGACTGGTCGGTGCGCACGGCGGTTTTTCTGTAATCGGTCATAGCCTATGGCGCTTTCAAGTAGTCATACGGCGGCGTCTCCACGAAGCGTACGGCCTTGATAGTGGTCTTGCCGTCGATCAGGGCACGCAGCACGCGATGCCAGCCGTCCATGATGAAGCCTTGCTGGCACATGATGATCGGGTGGCTGGTGTCGACGTCCAGCGCTCGCCGCACATGATGCGCGATGCCGTAAGCTGATCCCACGGCTGGCCAGACTTCCGATCCGCTGTAAATCGCTGCCAGCGGCAGGTCGAACGGAACCAAGTCCTTAGCGCGTGCGATCAGGTTGGTGACGATCCAGACCTTATCGCCGTCGCGGTAGGTATTGTTGGCGACGAAACAGCCGTCGATCTTCACTGCTGGATACTCGCTCATGCTCGTGTCACCTTGATCGAATTGCCGCTGCCGACTGAGCCGAAGTAAGGCGCCAGGAGCGCATCCACGGCCACGAAGCGCTCGCGTGCATCCGTGGTGTTCTGGAAGTACTCCGTTTCCAGCGGGCCGGTCTTGTCTTTCTTGATCGCGTTCGAGCCGGTATCGAGGTCGGGCAACAGATCCTCGCCGCTGCCAGCGCGCACGGCCAGGTCGATGCAGGCATTGATGATGTCCAGCGGAACCGTGTTGCTGGGCACGATGAAGCCGTCGACCTCGACGTTGTAGCGCGGCCAGTCCAGCGCCTGCTGCTGATAAACACGGCGGCCAGCCCAGCGGGTGCGATAGGTGGACATGAAGATCATGGCCTTGCGCAGGGCGATTTCCTTGTCAGCTTCGGCCAGCGCTGTCCAGGCGGTCAGCCCAAGGCTGGCACAGCGCACGTCTGCTGCGGCAACGCTGGCGTAGGATTCGGCGTCGGGGAGGCCGGCGCCGGTTTCGATAATGATGGTCATGTCGCCTCCGAATTAAACAGCATCCCACGATGCCCCATTGGAAATCAGGCGCGCAGCTTGGCCTGCTGCGAGAGTGAACGTGGTGCTACCGTCCACGGTGCCGGTAAATGTCACCGCAAAAGCCGATAGATTTTTGAACATTATCAATTTACCGATCCCGGTATCGACCGGCGTCGGCAGCGTCACGGCGATGGCCGCCGCGCCGTTACAGCGCACATACACATCAGTATTGAGTGCCACGTAGTTCGCCGTCACCGTCACCGTCACCGGCGCTGCCGAACCGTGGGCAAACGTGGCATTCCAGCGCTGTTGGCCGATGTTCTCGCGCTGGACGCCCGTGGCTCCTGCCGTGGCCCGAAACACGTTGGTGCTGGCAGCGCAACGGCCGTAGTTGCCTGCTACCACGCTGTTTGTCGTGGTAGCGCCAAACAGATACTGCTCGACATTATTGACCACTCCGTCGTTCGAACAAACATTGCCCAGGACGTGAGTGTTGTTCGACGTGCCGCCAATCGAAATAAAACTGCCGCGCGGCCCGCTCGCTTCAAAGTTGTCCGTGCCGGTGTTGCTCACCAATAATGCATCATCAACGTTATTCAGTACGATGGCATGACCCCGGTTCCCGATGAAATTATTTGCACCGAGCCCCAAGCATTTCATGCGGCTGCCGCCGCCGTTGGCGATTCCACCGCATACCGTGCCACCGGTCATACCGTTGTTCAGGAATGTGTTGCGCCACACGGAGAGGCCCTTGTGTGCGCCGCTACCGAAGTACAGCGCGGCCCGATTGGTCGCCACGGAGCCGTCGCAGTCAATGAAATGGTTATCGTTGATCTGGCTGCCGATGATCGCGTCGGTGCCGGTGGCGCCGGCGATCATGCCGGGCCCGCGCGCGCGACGAGCCGTGTTCCCGTTGACTTTGCAGCCCACCATGGGGCCGAGCTGGAACGCGGCTACTGAGGCATCGGAACTGATGTTCCCTGTGATGTTCGAATCCTGCAAATTGGCCGTAATCAGAATGCCAATCGTGCCACCATTCGTGTGGTTCATCGACGCCGTGATTTCACGACTCAGGTTCGTACCGCCCGTAACAAATCCCGCGATATGAAGACAGGCCGCTTTTTCGTCCCGGATGTTGTTGCCAATTGCCTCGATCCGATAGCTCGAACCCAGGGCCATAAAAATGCCAGAATTAAGCGTATTGTCCGCAGCCATGCCATTGCTGTAGACGTCATTGAAATTGATCGAGCTGTTGATGATAGAGCTGGTGTCGTTGGCGTTGTAATGTACAGCGCGGTAGCCGTTGTCGTTGATCCGGTTGAAATCGGTGTGGATATAGCTGCAGTCGTCGACCGCCAACACGCCGTGATAAATATGCCCGTGAATCCAGTTGTTCGTGATCCAGACGTTAGACGATCCAGCAACATAGAATCCACTGCCAAATTGCCCGTCCAGTGAGGTGGCCGCAGGCGGTGAAATGAATGAGCGGCGATTGCCATCAACCTCCAGCCCTGTGGCGCGGAACGACACATTCGGGCAGAAAAAAACGTGCCCCCCATATCCATTTGGCTCGGTACTGGCGGCCAACACGATGCGTGGGGAATTTTTCCCTACCATGTCGATGCCGTCCGTCCACCAGATAGCAGCAAATTTTGACCCTGTGATGTTCGTCGCTTTGAGATAGAAGGCCCCATTCGACCCGTTGAATTCCATCGACGCTTTTTTGCCGCCTGGATTCGACGCGGCGATGATCGCCTGGTATGCGGCAATGTTTGCAGTGTCCGTCGCGCCAGACAAATCGCCAGATGCTGCCAGGGATAGCACGGCGGTGCTGAATACCATCCCCGCATACGCGATGCCGAGAACTGCACCCATTGCCGTTTTCTGAAACTGCGGCGCTGCCAGCACAGCATTCTCTACGCCAATATTGATCGAGCCGGCCGAACACGTCACCAGAAACCGCTGCTCACCAGCATACGGTCCGATAGGCGCAAGCGCACCACTGCCCACTGGCCACGACTGCAGCGAATTCGTCCCGCCCAGCGCCTGATCCAGGCGGTAGACGACGCCAGTCGTACCGGGGCCGCCGCTCACGTTCAGGACCTGGCCCTCGGGCAAAGCGATGGTTTGCGGCGTGCCGCCGGCGGTGATGGTTGGCATAGTGACTTTCAGGAATGCGGTTTATGAAATACCCCGGCGCACGGGGCGGTGCAGTCTAGGGCTTATGCCTTGGCAGCCTTGGCGGGCTTTTCTGTCGAAGTGGCAAGACTTGCGGCCGCAGTTGCATCTTTCGCGACCTGCAGGCTCGCAGCTTCGTCGCGCAGGCGCTGCGCTTCGACTTCGTTGGCAGTGGCCTGCTCCGCGTTGCGGGCGACAGCGAGCTCATTCTCGTGCGCCTGCTTGGCAACGCGCTCTTTCTCGGCCGCCAGTTCGCGCTCGCGCTGCTGCAGGTTATCGTGTTCGGCCAGCAGGTCAGCGCGAGCCGCGAGCAGTTCGGCTACGGTCGGGACGCGATCACCCTGCCCTTCGGCGCCCAGGCTCTCGCCTTCGAGCAGTTCGTGCTTCGACGGGTCGAAGTCTGTTTTCTCGATCAGGACAAATTCGCCCTGGCTCGGGTGGCATGGTTTGATCTTGATGGTGGTCATATTGTTCTCGCAAGTTACCCGGCGCCGTGTTGGCCGCCGGGTGGGTTGATGGATTAGCCGCCGATCAGGTGGCCGCCCAGGTGTGGATTCGGGGCAGCCGTGCCCCAGGCCAGATTGACCTCGTAGCGCACTTGACGCTTCTGTTTGTAAATGCAGAACTCGTAGGTGATGCCCGAAATCGGGTCCGTTACCATCATCACGTCATCCGCCGAGTCGCCGCCTTCCGGCATGGCCGGCGCGCGCGTCGCGAGCTGGATAGCTGCGCGCTGGAAGAAGGAGTTACGCACGGTTGCCGCGATCAGCGTAATGCCAGTTGCCGAAGCTGGGATTGCTTGGCGCAGGCCGGGCGCCCGCAGCGTGAGCGCGCCGCCGTTCGATGCGTCTGCGTCGCCAGACGCCAGGACGTACTGGTTCGGGTCGCCCGCAAACTTCACGACATCATTCGCGATGAACGCGCCAGTGCCGACCGACGCGAGGTTAATGACGGTGGCGCCCTTGGCGTAACCTGCATTATTGGTAGTCGAGCCGGCAGCAGTGCCTGCTACGATGAGGTCGCCAATGGCGCCGGAGTTGTGCAGGTCGAAGCCCTGGACGACGCTAACGGCGCCACGGCGCAGCAGATCGTCGGTACCCGCTTCATTCACGCGGAACAGGCCGGATTGCTTACCTTCGATGTTCGCCATCGCAGCGGAGCCGAGCACCATGTGCAGATCGGACAGCGGCGCGCCGTTATCCTTCAAAATCTTCTTCGGCTGAGCAAAGTCGGACAGGTCGCCAGCGGCACCGAATGGAATCGTGCCAACGACGCCATAGGCGCGGCTGAGCTTCAGACTGGTGGTAGCCAGATCCGTTTCGACTTCATTGGTCAGCGTGCGCAGGGCCTGTGCAATACGCTGCTGATTGATGTTGGCGTAGGTGCCAGCGCTTTGCAGGCGCTGGGTATCGTCGCCGTTGATGCCGAACGGGACGGAACGCTGCTTCGAGATCGTCATATCAACGTAGTTGATGGTCTGATTGCCAGCATCCTCGGCGTACGCTCCCTGAGTCAGGTCTTCAGCAGCCATTGCGCCAACGACTGGCGAGCGAACCGTTTGGTTCAGGGCAGCGCGCTCTGCGGTCGAGTCGCGCGACACGGCAGGGATAAAGCCGACTTGCTCGCGTGCCATGACGTTCATCGCTGCGTAAATGTCGGGGATGAGACCGGTGAGGGTAAGGGTAGTCATTTGCTAATGCCTTTCGGGAAAAAAAATGGCCCGCACAATGCGAACCAGTCGGGATGATTTGAGTTGTACAACGGATAGGCTATCCAGCCCAAAGCACCCCGCCGACATCCATCAGCAAGGCATCAAAATAGTTCATTGAAAAGATTGGGTGAATTGGTTGCGGGATACTTAGTCGGTAACGACGGCGCCACCCTTGATTGCGTCAGCCTGGGCCTGCGGGGCCATGGAGAAGAATTGCGAGCGAGGGATTTCCTTTCCGCCGCCTGCGCCGCTCTTACCGCCGCCCGCGCCACCACCAGACGCGCCACTTCCTTTCAGGATCATGTCTTTGTTAGCGTATTGGCCGACCATCACCTGGATGGCTTCATCGAAGTCGGCATGGTTGCCATGGTTCGTGGACGAGAAAATCGGATTGCCCTGCTGGTCCATGGGCACGAGCTTGCCGCCATCGACTTTGAAACGGCTTCCGAAAAAGGTTCGTGCCATGTCAGCCGGAATTGCCAGTTTCTCGGAAATGAATTTGGAACTCGCGAACGAGCCGCCAATGATGTGATCGTTCAGGTCATTGGTGAGCTTGGTGTTCTGCTCGGTCAGCGTGCGCTGCTTTTCTTCGGCCGCGCGGGTGGCCGCAGCGACTGCCTCGTTCGCCGAGCGCGTCGCAGCGTCCTTGATCTCTTGCACCTTGGCGGCAGTGGTCAGATCGCCGGAATTGATGTTTGCCATGGTTTGCAATGCAGCAGCAGCGGCGGCAGCGTCTTCGATGCCGGCATCCTTGAACGGCTTCAGCGCGGCTTCCGCAGCCTCTTTTGCCTGGCGATGGCTCATAGCCTCGCCATTCAGGCTGGAAATCTTCGCCACGGTCGCGGCGGCGTCATGAGCAACTTCGCGGCCATCGTCAAGAATGTAGACTGGCTTGCCGTCTTGCAGCACCACGTTTCCATTTGCATCGAGTTTCAGTTTCATTTGAGAGCTTTCCGGGCATCCGCCCTATCGATGGCCTTCCGGCCGTGCACCGCGTCGCGTCCGCTGGCGGCATAAAAAAAGCCGCCTGGTTGCCCGGGCGGCCTCAAAATCATTTATGTAGTATTGCTTGAGCTTACTTTATGGTCAGCGGCTCAAGGGTTGCGCTGATACTGAGCCATTCAGGAAATAGGAAACCCAAGGTGCTTTTCACGCGGAACAACTTGCCGCAAATGCGTACGATGCACTCATCTGCCTCAATCTGTTTGCGAGCCCATGTTACTTGATCAATATCGCCCGTAACGTCAAATTGAAGGCTACCATTTCCAAGCTGTACTTTAGAAAGCGCGGGTATATTGCCATTCAAACGCATGCTTAACGATAAAAATTCCACTTCAGCGGTAATTCCAGGCAACACCGTCAGTTCGTCCGCTGCATGATTTAAAACTCGCATCGGACCACCAACCTGCCCGCGAGAGGCGCGCGAGATCTGCGCGTTTAATTCACGCCACGCCTCGGCCGGCAAATTGCCCTCCGTTATATACGAACTTTGATACGAGTTCGTGCGGAAGGTCTTACTGTACTTGTCGATCACTTCGCTGGATCGCCACAGCTTCTCAGCACGTATGATAATCAACACGGCCCCACGATTTACAGCCGCTTCCGCTAAAGCAATTTGACCTTTTCGGCTTGGCAAGTTCAACCCCGCGTCGTAATTCGTGCTCGCCCACGGATTAATTTGAAGCGCGGCAACATTAGACGCAATAGTTTGCTCTCCATGTATTTCGCAGAGCTTTCGCAATCGCGGCCGCCACCAATCACGCATGCCTGAGGGGGCGCTTGGGTGCATTCCGGCAAGGGGCCAGCCGTCGACCTTAAAATGGTGATCGTCGACAGATGAATTTTCATCAAAGCCTGGATTTGCCAAAAGCAAAACTACTGGGCTGCTGTGGATATTGCCTTCGAATGGACTTGGCCCCATGCTCGTTTGCAAAACATGATGCGGCTTCGCCTTCAAGTTATATCGTTCAACGGCAGCGATATCCTGCTTGATAATGTGCTCAATCAATCTCGACTCGTTTGCAATGGATCAATCTAGCCAGTAATCCCAGCCATTTTGATAATTAAAAACACATCTTAACTTATCTGGCGTACTTCGCCTGCAACTCCTCCAGCGTCAGCTTTCGCCCCTTGAGGTTCATCAGGTCGTTCAGCGTGATCTTGCCTGCCTCATACATCTCGGCACGCCCCGGCCCTAAGTACTCAGCCCGCCAGGCCTTATCCTTGCTGGCCAAGAAGTCCTTGAAGTTCATCTTGCCGCTGACCGGGCCGCCGTCGCTGGGTCGCGTGCTGTCGCCCGGCTCGTCCAGCTCGATGCCCAGGTCTTTGAATGACTTGGTACGCGTGCTGAGCACGCAGCGGCAGCTAAAGTGAATGGCGCCCGGCCCACCCGCCCACTCGTGGGTATGGTTGATAGGCTCCTGGTCGTCCAGCGAGTACTCGTGCAGATCGCGCATGGCACACAGCAGGCAGGTATGCGAATCGAGCGTCGACAGCCACACCAGGCACTCGATCAGGTCCGAATTCTGCTGGAACGACGCCAGGCGCGCGGCATTGGCCACGGCCTGCACCGAACTGTGCACCAGCGCGCGCGCATTTGCGGCTGACGTTTTCAAGATGCCCTGCTCGCCCGGCGCAACTGGATCTGGTGCGGTGCCGGGCGGCTTTGCATTCGGATCAACTGGCGGCGCACCCGGCTTCGTTGCTGGCCCGGCCGGTGGCGCCTTCGAATCGGGCATCGGCGGCGTAACAGGCAATGCCGGCTTGTTGGACAACGAATCAGCCGCCTTGGCGCTCTTGCCCAGCACGCGCGACACGATCTGCGACGTCGTTTCGCCCTGCGCTGCACCGAGCCGGACCTGGCTGGCGAAGCGGAATTGCGTATCCAGTGCCTGACGCTTCCACCAATCCGCCGACGACGCGCCCTTGATCAGGGTGTCGCCGACCAGCTTTTCGAGGTAAGTGGCAGGCGGAAGCTTGGCACCCAGCTCGATCTTGAGCGCCTGCCTCAGCACTTTGGCCGTGTAATCGGCCTCGATGCGCACCATGCCGGTCAAGTTGCGGGTCATTTCCGCCTGCATGCCGGTGTAGTGCGACGAAATCACTGCGTTCGACTCGCGCAGCAGTGCGCCAAGGCGCTGCTTGCCGTAGGTCGATATCTCGCCTTCGTTCAGCTTGGCCGTCAATTCCTTCGACATGGCGGCCATCAGCAGCAAGATCTTCTCTTGCGCGCCAGATGAAAAGCGCAGCAGGTTCAACGAATGCACGAGAAACATCTCGGCAATCCACTCTTCAAGCGCGCCCATTTATGCTCCCATCAGGTCTGGCGGAGCCGACTGAATACGCTCCTGCTCCGTCACCCAGTCCAGATCCGGCGACAGGATGCCGCGGCGCTGCAGCTCGTTGAAGTACGTCTCGCCCGAGATTTTCCCGCTGGCGGCACTCTTGAACAGCAGCTCTGCACTGGCCTCGGCCAGCGACGCGGCGCCGAAGTCCTTGAAAATGGTGATATGGCCGCCTTCGGCCTCTCCCACCCATTGCGCCATGAACTGCAGCGCTTGGTCGCCAGCGTCCTCGACGTTACCTGCGATCTTCTGCAATGCGCACGCGCCCTGCTCGTTGTCGGCCAGGGTCTGCGATTCGGTCACGTTGCCCGGCTTGATCACCAGCAATTCAGCGCCAGCCTGGCGCATGCGGTCTTCCAGGTCAAGGATCGACAGACGGCCGGCCTCGATGGCCTTACCACCGTGCTCCACGAATTTCAGATCGCCTTCTAGCGATTCGGACTTGACCGCGCTGCCGGCGCCGACCGTGATGCCGCCCTCGCCCAGCATCTTGGCAAACAGGATTGGCACGCGCGCGACGTGCAAAATATTCTGCTGGTCGCTCTTGCTCTGCCAGTGCTCGACGTTGCTGTGCGCCAGCTCGAGCAGCGGCGGCGTGGCCTGCATATAGCCCAGGCGCTTGCCGTAGACGGGCACGAATGGGATGATTTTCAGGCTGGTGATGCCCTCTTCATGCAGCGCCCACTCCTTTTTGCTGCCGGTATCGCTCTGGCGCCAGGTCTGCCAGGTGCCCCGTCCCAAGACGCGAACCTGCTCGATTTCCTTGGTGTCGAAGTCGCCATTCGGCTCGGACACGCTTTCCAGCAACCGCAGCTGGGTCAGGCCTTCCAAGCTTGTCTCATTCTTCGGCAGCCAGCCCAGCACGTTCTGCACGTGCACCTGGACAAAGTACGGACGCACGCCGGCAGCCTGCTCGTCGGCCTTCGTGACCAAGTTGCCTGCCTTGGGGAAGTCGACCAGAATGCCGGAAAAGCCGTAGCCCATGGCCTCCTGGGTGATCTCGGACAGGAAGCTATGCAGGTCGCGGCCGGACAGGTCGACATTTTGCAACCAGGGCTTGAGCCGCTCCGGCACGTCCTCGCCCAGCGTCACCGGCTTGCTGAACGGCTTGGCCGACAGCACGTCGATGGTGCGGGCATAGGCCGGGAACAGCGTGGCCACAGCGAGGCGCAAATCGTAACTTCCGACGTCCTCACCCGGCCACTGCGGCATATAGGCCTTGCCGGCGGCGCGCATTGTCTTGGTGCCGCCTAACAGCGCGGCAACCAGGGCGCAATCCTCGTTCAGCTTTGCGGCTTCGGCTGATTGTTTGCGTACGGCGTCAGTCATGGAATTCCTTGTTGTTACATGCGCAGCGGCGCAACGGTTGTGCCAGTCTTCACCGACGGCCATTCAACGTCTATGCAATAGCCGATGGCGGTCGTGATGTGCTGATACTTGTTTGTCTGGTCTTCCTGGAACGTCGAGCCCTTTTGTAGCTGGACGGTGGCCAGGCCCTTGTCGCACCATTTGGCCGTAGACGGGTTGACGAACAGCGTGCGCGTGCCGTCCGCAGTACATACCTTGGCTCGCACCGCGTTCTGGCGGTCCTTGATGGCCGGCGCCGCGTGCTTGACCTTGCGAGTGAATGCCCAGCCGCTCGCCTTAAGCACGCCCTCGATGTCGGTATAGTCCGACGCGTGCCCGTGTTTCTCGCCCGCCCGCCCTGCCGGATCGCCGTAGACCAGAACATGCTTATTCTTGTGATCTTTATACTTTTCCACAAACTCGGCGGCTGATTGCTTAGACACCGCGCTGGTCAGCACGATCTCATCGAGCAATAGCAGCGCATTGCCGCGCCGCACGCCAATCGCGGACGACAGCGGCGTAAAGTTCTGATCGTGCATCCACAGCAGTTGCTCGTGCGGCTCGATCTTGGCGTCCGTGTGGTTACTAAGATCATAGTCCTCGTAAATTCGCCCCGTTGCGCCCTCAAAGCTGGCCTCGTATTCCTGTTTGTACTGCTTGGCGGACATCTGGCGCTTGGCCGCGGCGATGGTCGCCTCCGGCAGAATTTCCGAGCTCTTCCAGTGAAACACCTTCCAATCAGGATCGTTTGCCGACTCGGCGTACTTGGCCATGTCGTAATAGTGGTTCAAGCCGTCCGGGACGCCGATCAGCCAGCACCAAGCGCGATAGTCAGGCCGGGTCGGGTTGAACGTGTCCAGCGCTGGCCTGATATTCGCCTCCCAGGCCTCAGGCTTGATGTCGGCGATCTCATCGATCACACCACCTGACCAGAACACCCCCTCGATGCGCTGCGGCCGATCCAGGCCGATCAGGTGGATCTCAGTACCATTGTTCAGGAAGATAATCAGGTCGGTTTCAGATGGCGCCTTGGCCTGCAAGCTGCACAGGCACAACTGCTTCATGTCCGCCCAGTACATTTTCTTGACTTGGGTATGCGTCGGCGCCGCGATGAAGTAGCGCTCACCCGGATTCTTCATAGCCATCTTGGCGACGAAGCGCTTAGCGCGCTCGGTCTTGCCTGAGCGGCGGCCAGCTGGCACCACAGGGAAGCGCACGCCGTTGGCGACGGCGGCGACCAAGGCGAGTTGCACCGGATGGTCGACCAGTTTGTACCAGCGAGCGAGTTCGCGCTGGGTTTGAAGGCTGACGGCCATCAGTCTGGCAAGTGGGATGCGATCTCGCGCAAGAATGCGGCGCTATCCGTGTCAGATGGTTTCATGGCCTCGCCTATGTTGTATGCCTCGCGCTCCAGCCCGATAAGCGTTTTCAGCGTCTCGGCGAGCTTCTTCATGCTATCGACGCGGGATGCGCCAGTAATTACCTTGCGATAGATGTCGTTGCGCTTGTCCTGCCCCTTGTCGTCCTCGCTGCGCAGTAATTCGCCGAGCTCCTCGAACAAGTCGAGGCTTTCGGTCTCAATCTCGATTTCGCGCAAGAGGCTGCGCGCCAACCTGCGAAAGCGGGCAATGTCTGATCTGTGCGAGATACGGACAGCGGCGATTGCCTCAGCGTTGGCCTCGACGACGAAAGCATCGGTACCGGCCCGTTCTGTGCGTACCGCACTGCGTACCGCCTCCTTGCGTACCAGGTCATCAGACTTCGATTTGATCTTTGCGGCGAGGTCTCTTGTCCAAGCGTCACGCTTTGCCCGCTTGCGGACGGCGCCTTCTGTGATTCCCTGGGGTGCGGCGATTTCCCGAACGGACAGCAGCCCGGCCCGGTAATCAGACTCAATGCGCTCCCAATCCGGCGTAGCCTTGTCGGTCTGCGCCATATTTACCTCTAATTGATCTTCCCTTGCTGCCAGCTTAACTACCTTCCACATCGAGCATCACGGGCGGCATCGTTGCGCCCACCAACCACAGCCGGACAGCGCCACCGGCGTTCAGCGCGGCCAGCTCGTCGGCGTCAGGGCGCCAGTACGACAGCACGGCAGGTAGATCGCCCACATGCGTGCGCGTGATCGGCAGCGCGTTGCAAGGCAGTTCGCCCTGGTCCCAGCCAGCCGGTGCACCCAAAACATCGTTGTTCGAGGTGTGTTGGATCTTTTTCATTTGCTTAGCCCGATGGCTTTATGTTGATATTTATCAAATGATCGCCATGCATTTCTGCCATCCTCTTGATTCTTATCGAGGACCGATCCTATGTCGAAGCAATTCGATTGCACTCCAAGCCAGCCTGTCGCGCGAACCGCCACCAACTTGCGGCAGGAGGTCATTGCCGCCGCCGTGCGCATCCTTATGGAAGAAGGCCTTGCCGCTGCCGAGGCCTACCTGTGCGCGCCTGATGTTATCGCGCTGTATTGTCACCGCCCGCGCCAAGCAGGGCCGCGATACGCTGCGGTGGATCCTCTTGGCTTTTGCTCGTCGGTGACTGCGCCCGTTTTGTGAGCCTCTGCCACTGGAGCGCGCTGGCAGTCGCAAGTGTCAGGTGGTCCAGGCGTGCAGCGCAGGCTTGGCCAGTGCCCACAACCAGGGCCAGGCCAGCAGCATGAGCGCGACTACGGCGCCGCCAATCATGGCGCCCACCAGGACGACGGTGATGATCATCCGGCGGAAGTCGATATCGAACATGCGGCACCTCATATAGAAAAGCCGCCAGCGCAATGATACGGCCGGCGGCGAAACCCGGCGTGCCGGGCGAGGAGAAACTGGAGTCGGGTCAGCGCACCACTTCGGCGTAGACTTTCCCGAATGGCGAATACGGCAATGTAAACTTGCTATTATCCGGGTGCTGTTTGTGTTCGACAGGCAGAAGATCCCCTTGGCCGTTGGTGTCGAAGGCGCGCACGATCTTGCCATTTGCCTGGTACTCATGCGTGGCTGCGTCCACTACTGTCGCGAGGGTAATGATGTTCATGTTTTACCTATGGAGTTTAGAATGACAAAAAGTACGTTTGAAACAATCCACGAAGCGTTTACAACCCTGGAGTTTTACCAGACAGCATACGCAAGCAGCTCTGAATATGTGCAACGCCAGAATGAAGTCATCGCTATCTTGATGAATCGCTCGCAGCGCAACCCGCATTCGTATGAGTCGAAATTATTCGCCGGCGTCGCAAAAGCAATTCACGAGGCCAGCCAGCCCGGCGCTGCATAAGGCTTGCTCGCATCAAATGTGATCTCGTAACTGCAAGAAGCCCCGACCAGATTCGCGTCTGTCGGGGCTTCGTCGTTGGTGGTGCATTTTTAATTCCGTCGATTTCGACAGAATTGAACTGGAGCGGGAGGCGGGAATCGAACCCGCGTTCAAAGCTTGGAAGGCTTCGGCTCTACCATTGAGCTACGCCCGCGAAATCTGGTTGCCGTGGAATGCGCTAAATTACATGTGCCCACCGTCGACCTGTTACAACAAGGGTGACGAGCGTCTTACTGCACCCCACTTCCGCGCCAATCCGACTGTGCGTCATGCCACTGCGCTTGAGCGTCCGAATACGCCTAACACCATCATCATCTATGACGCATTTTGGATTTTCTTGACCGGAATAGAAATATGCACCGCCACGCTCCTTATCTCTGCTATCGGCGATATTCTGCAACTGGGTGCCAAGGGAAAGATGCACTGGATTAACGCACTGCGGGTTATCGCACGAATGCATGACGACCAGTCCATCTGAGATACTTCCATGAAAGGCGATGCGGGAGAGCCGGTGTGCGCGGTTCGTTTCTGGGAAGGACGCAACGAAGGCGCGACCATATCCATCCTTATCGAGACAGAGCGTCCAATTCCTACAGCCTGATGGGGTGATTCGAACACGAGCGCGCACATATTCGCGCAGTTCTTCCATAGTCATACCCACTCCTTAAGTGAGATCCTTGGGGATCTCGCGGAAGTCGCCCAAGGGAGGCGGCGTATCGAGCTGCAGGCTCTATCCGCGAGGTTCTTGCTCATGCCTGCGCCGGAATTGGCGCCGTGTGGTCGGGTGCTGTCTTCGCTACTTCATGATGTACCTCCTTTTCAGGCCTGCGGCGGCATGCTCGCGCGCGCATCTGGCCTCACCAAATATTACACAAAAATGTATAAATAATTCTTCCTTATTTACACATTTTTGTATAAAATAGCCTCATTGAAACAAACAAAGGAGGTGCGGTGAAACAGAGTGAGTTTGTTCGGTGGCTGAAACTGCAGGGAGCGACTTTCACAGATAGTACGAATCACACGAAAGTCCAACTCAACGGCAAAACCAGCTACCTACCGAGACACCCGAGCAAGGAACTTAAAACAGGACTTGTTCAAGGCGTCAAGAAGCAACTAAATCTGAAGTGAGGCAAGCCCCGAAAGGGGTTTGCAGCACCATTCACAGCACCAGCTATCCGCACCAAGAAGAGGACGAATATGAAATATCCTGCAAGCTTTACACCCGATCCGGACGGCGGCTATGTCGTCACGTTCCGCGATATTCCTGAGGCCATCACCCAAGGCGATGACGACGACGAAGCGATGTTTATGGCCCGCGATGTGCTGCGCGAGGCCATGAGCATCTATTTCGATGAGAAGCGGCCTGTGCCGATGCCATCGAAAGCGCAGCGCGATGAGCGCCTGGTCGATCTCCCCATCAGTGTCGCGGCCAAGGTGCTGCTGCTCAACGAAATGCTGACCCAGAAGGTCAACGCCTCTGAGTTGAGCCGGCGCCTTGGCGCTTCACCACAAACGGCTGCGCGGCTGACTGACCTGGAGCATGCGACAAAGATCGACCAGATCGACGCCGCGCTGCAGGCGCTGGGTAAGCGACTTGAAGTGTCGCTTTCTTAATCACCCTCCACGTCCAGCATGCGCTGGAACTGGCGCACCACGTCGGCGTCGAGCTGGTCAATCACCTCTTGGCGCGTGGGTGGCTCGGTCGGCGCTGTGTCGGCGATGATGGCGGCCATTTCTCCGGGCGTGCGCCGAAGTCGAAGGCGCTTGAGGATGGCTATTGCGTTCATGATCGCATCATTGTGGCGCTAAATGCAAAAAACCACCTCAAGGGTGGCTTCATGGGTTCGTCCCGGACAATCTGCCGGGTACTACGCAAATTCAAGGCGTGCAGATACGGCGCTGGGTCCGGGTACTGTCGCTAGTTCCGGCTATCGGTGGCGCCAAGCGCACATTACGATTTCCGGAAGAGTTTTCTTGAATAAGAGCCTGCATTATACAACGGAATACTGTTTGTAAACACAGGTTCACTACATTTTTCGCTACCGGTCGTCGCCACGCAACAAGCCGCCCGCTCTGCCCGAGTGGCTATCGGAAATGGCGCTCAACTCGCTCACCATGTCCTTGACGCGCTCCAGCTCCAGGCCGGCTGTACCGTGAATCGCGGCGGCGCCCGAACCCTTGCAGCTGGTGCAGATGCCATTGCCCAGCAGTGCCTTGACGCCGGTACCACTGCAGCCTTTGCAGGTGCTGTCGAGCCAGTGCGCCAGCGACTTCTCGGCCACGCGGCGATACAGCGCCTGGGCCGACTGGGCATCCCAGGCCGTATTTTCCGGCAGCCAGCGGCGCGCCTGACCGCGCCGGATCACCTCGGCAGTCCAGATGCGCAGCAGCTGCGCCAGGTTGCCCGCATTGCCTTCAAACATTTTCGTGAGCGTACCGTCGGCATATTTCACGCGACATAGCAGCGCACCGATATCGCCGGCCAGGGCAGCGGCGGCCAGCGGCTCGGTCTGGTGGTGCAGCGCGTCGTCCAGCAGGTTTGACGAACCGATAGCGGAAATATAACGATCTGCAAAACCCATAACACCCTCCGAAAGACGATGACACGAGCGTATCACATGCGACCAAATATTTATGATTTTCAACATGATTTTCGACACATATTTTCATCCTTGCAGTTGCGCCAGCGCCCGCTGCTGCGCCGCCACCAGCACGCCGATTTCCAGCCTCGGCAGCGCCCGGACGTAATAGCTGATCGATTTGCTGATCGCCGCGTATTCGCCAGTCGTCAGGTCGAGCAGTGCTGTCGGCCTGGCACATGCCTTGCGCAATGCGTCCCATGCCTTCACGCCTGCCGCGTACAGCGGCTTGTTGCCCATCTGCGACCAAATTGCCACGCTGGTGAGCAGGTGTTCGGTCAGCGTATTGGCAACTGGCGCCGGCGCAGCACCGCGCTTTGCCGCATCGAGCGCCAGGAGCATGGCCATGGCCAGCTGGTCGCACGTGTCGGCATCGATGCGCTGCTTGACGGCGATCAGGTCGAGCGCGCTGGCGGGGCCAGGATATCGTGCACTCATCAGAATTCCTCCAGTTTCCAGCCGCCACCCAACTTCTTCGGCAGCGCCTGCACGGCGACGAAGCGCAGGGGGTACATGTCGGCCGCGATCTTGATCTTCGCGCGCGCATCGTCTTGCCAGTGGCCTTTCACTTCGTGCGCCTCCAGCGCGCCGCCAGCCAAGAGCACGGCGAAGTCAGGCGTGTAAAACGTGTTATCGGCCAGGCGGAATTTCAGGCCTTCGAACTTGTACCAGGCCACCTCCCCGGCCGCCTTGCGCAGCTCCAGCGTCCTGGCATAGGCCGCCTCGGTCTGGTTCATGGCGCCGACCTTGAGGCGGCCCAGTGCCTGCAAGCCACGGGGCATCATTGGCCCGCCTCCAGTTTCGCAATCACGGCCCGAACGATGGCCAGACGGATGCCGTCGTCGCGATTATCGATCTCGGTTTCGAATACTTCGCGCGCTTGCTTCCCATGCGCCCAAACAGCATTTACGCTGCCCCAGTTGTGCAGGAGATCAATTTCGTGTTCGGTGCTGAGCGGCCCTGCCGCCGCCCAGTCGCCAGCCCAGTCCGGCACCAGCGCCTGGCCACGGCTTTCGGCCGCGCCCGCCGGCGGCTTGCCGAGCAGTGCACCGTCGACCTCGACAATGCTGGTCCAGCCAAGCAGCTCGGCCAGGCGTTTGTTTGCTGCGATTTTGTTTTCTTGATTTTTCATTTGAAGCCTTTTAAGCCGTTTTTTCTAATGGGTACGTCACTTCGTAGCGGCCATGGCCCTTGCGCAGTGCGGCGGTGCCTCTGGCAAATCCTGAGCGGCATTCGCAGCCTGGACACTCTGACGTTTCCCCCTGTGCGACTCCCAATCGAAGACCACCAGCCTGCCGCCACCCTCGCGCAGTCGGTCAAACGCCCGCGCACCCAGGAACTGCTCCAGGCCGGCAGCGTCCAGATTGCTGATGACGATGGTCGGGCGCGCCGCCTCATATCGGCCGTTGATGATCTCGAAGAGGATCAGCTTTTCCGTGTCGCTACCGTGCTGCACGCCCACCTCGTCGAGGATCAGCAGATCAGGGTCGACCAGATCGCGGATGGCCTGCGCCTCGGTGCGACCAGCGCCCTTGGCGTAGGTTTCTTTGACGGAGCGCACCGCGCGCATCACCGATGTGAATATCGCCTGGCGCCCTTGCGCCATGATGTGGTGGGCAATGCCTACGGCCAAATGCGTCTTCCCGGTTCCGACGTCGCCAGCGAAGATCAGGCATGCGCCAGTGGCCCGTGCATCTTCGAAGTTCTCGGCGTACCGGGTGGCCACGGCCAGCGCACGCTCGGCGCCAGGGCAATCCGGCCGGTACGATTCGAGGCGGCGATCAGCAAAACGCTCGGGAATAGCGGCACGGCCGAGCTTTGCGCTCCATTCGCGCGCCTTGAGCTCTTGGCGCCAGGCGGCGCGCTGCTCGGCCTCTCGCACCTGGTCCTCGACGTTCATGCAATCCGGGCAGCCGGACCAGGCGCCGCGAATCAGCATTGCCGTGTACTCGCCGTGCATCGGGCACCGCTCGATCTGCGCGCTGGCGTAGCGTTTCTTGCCTTCAAAAGGTGCCATCTGCCTTAACGCCCTTGTGGTAATCCTGCTTGCCAAAGTTTCCATGGATGACGCCTTTCTGTGTTTGCGTTGCGCCGACTGCCCAGTCGGCCTTGTAGTGCTCTCCTGGCCCGAAGAACGTGGCCGGCTGTTTCGTGAATTGCGGCTCGGTGCGCGAGAACAGCACGTAGTTCGCGTACCGTTGCACGCCAGCAAGGAGCGCTTCGGCCGGTACGCCCTCCTTCCGGCGGGCCGTCCAGCCCTTGTACGAATCCTTTTTGCTTGCACCGGGGCGCGGCGGGTACGCTTGCCAGGCCGTTTCGAATTCTTCGGGGTAAGGCTCGGGAGGCGAAGCCGACGAAGGTTTTAGGTTTACTGGTTTATGGTTATTGGTTATTGGTTCTTGGTTAGTGTGCGACCGGTTAGGCGACCCGGCATGCGACACTAAGGCGACTTGGTATGCGACCTGTATGCGATCCATTGCTGATATCAGCAGCGGTTCCTGTGCGACCTCAACAGGAAATTCCTCGCCGCTGCGCACATCGACATACTCGGCGAGCAAATCACCCTCTGCATCGCCCATGCATGCGACCGCGACCTGGTGCAGTACGAAGGCATGTTTGCCATATTTGCTGCGCAGTTGATGTAGACGGCTTTTCATGTTTGCAGTGACCCCGACCTTGACAGTCGTGGGGCTGACGCGCACGGCATACATGACACCCTCGCCCGGCATGTATCGGCCGTTCTGATACCTGGTCGCGGCACTCTTCTTGCCGTTCGCCTTTGCGGTCTCAGCTTTAGCCTGGTAGTCCGCTATCACCTGTTCGCAGACCTCGTGGCGGTAGCCGTCGTCAGTTTTAATGAATTTGAAGCGCAGCAGGCGCTCGACAATCGCGTGCTCGTCCGCCGTATCAACGCCTAATGCGTCGCACAGCACATCGATATCGAGCGGCAGTGGCGCTTCTGCGTCGTAGTAGACGTCCATCATGTCGCGGTAAATCCAGCGCGCCTGGCGAGACATGTTCACCGTCCCGGATCGGAAGTCGCCGATGTGGAAGGGGTAATAATTCAAGTTCGCACCTCCTGCCCGCGCGCCGCACCGAACAGCGCAGCCACGAGGGGATCACCCACGGCGCGGGCCTTACGGATCCAGTGCTTGCTGCGCCAGCGCGCCTGCATCTGGTCCCAGCGACCGTCCAGCTTGGCCTTGGCCTCGAAGCGCAGGCGAACCTGACGCTTCGTCATGTGCTTCAGCTTGCACTTGGCGTCCGGCAGGTCGCCGACCGCATACACGGCCATAGCGGCGCCAGCGCGCGGGTGCGGCTTCCAGCCGGCGATGTAAATCTTGCGATCGGCGTGCAGCTGGCCTATCCACTTGAGCACGGTGGCTTGGCTGACGCCCGACTTGATGACGATCTCGGCCTTGGTACCGGGCATGGCGCCCAGCACGAACTCACTGAAATTTGCGCGCGTCACTTGGCGTTCTCCTCGTCCATCAGTTCCATATCGAACAACGTGGGCATGCTGACCTCGCGCTCCATCGCCTGGCAGTAATGCACCTGGTCGGTGAAATATGCCGGGTTCAATTCGCTGCCAGCGCCGCGGCGGCCCAGCTTCATCGCGCGAACGGGCACGGTGCCCAGGCCACAGAATGGGTCATAGATAACCTCGCCCAGATTGCTGTAGCGGCCGATCAGGCGGTCAACAATATCGATCTGGAACGGGCAAACATGCTTTTCGACCGCGCGCGCCGACTGTTCGCCGTTCAAGGTGCGCATGCGCACGATGTTGTGCCAGACGGCAGGATCTGCGCTGCCGGGCGCCAGGCTGAGGTAATCGGCAGGCAGCGCCTTGCCGGCCAGCAGTGCCTCGCCCACCTCGACGTGGTATTCGTAGTTGTAGACGTTGTCCAGCGACATGCTGGTGAACAGCTTGGCCAGCTTGCCCGGCCCAAAGCTGGCAAGCTCGGCCGCGCCCAGCAGGCGATCACCGCTCGAGCGCCAGAAAGCATGCGCGTCGACCTGCCAGCGCGCCACGCTGTAGCCGGTACCAGGAATCGGCGCGGCCTTACGGTCAAACGGGATCCGGTCGCCGGCATCGTCCAGACACATCGGCTTGGCCTTGGTGACTGGCGTGTCGGCGTAGCCGCGCGAGCGGTCCGTCTGCGGTTTATGGAACAGCAGGATGTACTCGGGCGAGCCGACGCCCATTTTCGTGCCGTCCTTGCACACTTCGGAATACCCCAGGCGGTAGGTCTGGTTGTTCTCGCGCACCACGTCCGTCACTACCGTGATCATGCCCATGTAGTCGAAGCCGTGCTTGATGCCATGGAACAGCGCCTCAGCGTGGAATGGGCTCACGGTCGGCACGCCGGCGCCGGTCACGTTACCGAAATTGATGCGGTCCTTGACGTGGCAGGCGTAGATGCGGCCCGGCTGCAGGATGCGCAGCAGTTCCGGCGTCAGGAAGTCCATCTGCGCCCAGAAGTGATCGTTGTCCTGGGTGTGGCCGAAATCGTTGTAGCTGGGCGTGTATTCGTAATGGTTGGCGAATGGAACGCTGGTGATGATCATGCCCATCGAGTTGTCGGGCTGCTGCATCGCTTCGAGCACGCAGTCGTTATTGGCCACCGAGAACCGCTCACCGGCCACCACCGCGCGCTCGACGCCGATGGTGCGCGCCAGCGAATCCTGCATGGACAGCTGGTCCAGGCCGTAAGCGCGGATGATCTGCCCCATTTTGGCCTGCATTTCGTCGTGGCGACGCCATTTTTCCATCAGGTCGGCCAGCACCTTGCGCTCGACCTCGGTATGGATAATGTCGATGCGGACGGCGTGCTGCTGCTGGAAGCGCTGGACGCGGTGGACGGCCTGGATGAAATCGTTAAACTTGAAGCCGATACCCGCGAAAATTTCACGATGGCAATGCACCTGGAAGTTGCAGCCGCTGCCGGCAATGATCGGCTTGGTCGACAGATCCTTGATCTTGCCGTCGCTGAAGTCGGCGATGCGCTGCTCGCGCTGATCCAGGTCCTGCGTGCCCCATACGCTGACCACGCTGGGCACGGCCGCCTGGATGGCGTGGCGCTCGTCCTCCAGGTCGTGCCAGATCAGGAAATGATCATCGGGATCCGCAGCCATGATTTCAGCCACCTTGGCGACGCGCGCGGCCATGCTGTCACGCTTCTCGCCGGCGGCCGCCGACAAGCCCATGGCCACGTTCGGGATCAGCAGACCCTGCCCATTCTTCTCGGCACCGGCCGTGTCGTAGTTGCTCGGTACCTCGTGGAAGCGCACTTCCAGCGCCGGCAGGTCGTAGCCTTCGTCGGAATGTCCCAGGTCGCTCGGGCGCTGGATGAAGACGGCCCAGCTGGCCACCCAAAGCCAGAATTCCTGTTCCTTGTGCGGGTACAACGTCAAGTTGCCGGCCTTCTCGCTGTCACGCTGGAAGAAGCGCGTCAGGGCCTGGCCCGTATCCATCACGCCCAGGAAGCCGGCATAGTGGATCAGTTCCTTGAAACGGTTCGGCGACGGCGTGGCCGTGTAGACGAATTTAAACTCGACCTGCTCGAACAGCGGCAGGAACTCTTGATAGGTCTTGCTACCGTAGCTGCGCAGCACGCTAGCCTCGTCCAGGCTGACGGCGCGAAACTTGCGCACGTCGATCTTGCCCTCGCGCACCGATTCGTAATTCGTCAGGTAGACGACGTCCTGGCCGTCGATCTCGGCGTCCGTACGGATGAATCGCACTTGCACTTCGTACTCGCCGGTGAAGCGCTTCGCGGCCTCGCGGATGAACTCCTGGCGCACGCCCAGTGGCAGCACGATCAGGCGCAGACCCGGCCGGTGGATACCGATCTGGCGCATCACTTCCAGGTTGGTGCTGGTCTTGTGCAGGCCAAACGAGGCAAAGATGGCGCGCTGGCCGCCGGCCAAGGCCCAGCGCACGATGTCGCGGGTGTGTGGCTTGAGGCCTGGATGGATATCGGCCAGCGGCACGTCGAAGCCCTTGCGCTGGGCCAGCTTGATCTTGGCGCGCAGGAATTCGCTGTATGCGGCTTCTTTCAGGTGTTTTTGCTCTTGTGGGCTAAAGGCGCTCATGGGTGTTCCAATGTAGGTTGAGTGGCGGCAGGCGCTGCATCGAGCAGGCCCATCGACCGTAAAATTTCGTGTGTGGTGCCGACAGCCGCGCGAAAGGCAACCTCCAGGCCGGCCATCGACAGATCAGCCGGGCGCGGGCGCCGGCCGTCGAGCACGTCGTGGCAAGCGCTGCAACCGAACGCGGCGGCGGTGTCCGGCGCTTTCAGGCCCATGCCCTTCCCGTCTGCCAGGAAATTGCTGTGGCAGAGCACGGAGGTCTCAGGGTCGAAGTTGCAGACGGCCAGGCGCAGCGTGCAGTCCTGGCCGCGCGCGGCGCGCCGGATCGGCGTCGAGCGCGAGCCTTTGGTCTTCAAGTTGGCCTTGCGCTTCGGCGCCGTGCGCTGATGCGACTGCACGGACAGCATGCCGGTGCTGGGCATGGGCGCCTTGCGGGGCTTGAAGCCCTTGCCTGGCTTCATGGGCTGGCTGCGCTTCATGTGATTACCGCCAAATCGGCCGCGCAACCTGCGCAAATCCAGTCGCGCCGGCGCGAGCCTGGGCGCGCCAACAACCGGCCGCCAATCTGGCTGCGCGCGACATCGAGATCAAGGGCCCGGCGGCGAGCCATTGATTCTCGCTTTGCCTTAAGGACTTCTGCCGCAGTTCTACCGGGCTTGACTGGCCGCGAAAGCCCCATCCAGTGCGCCTTCGATTCGATGCTTGAGGTTTTCCGGCCCGGAAAAATCAATGCGACAGTTGCGCGCGTGCTTGTGGCGTAGCATTCCGTGAGTTTGCAAATCTCGTCGGCGCTCCAAGGCATGCGCGCGGCAAAGGCTCTTATCTCACCCATTGCTAACCTCCATTGCCGCTTGCAGCCGTTCGCCGATCCACTTGACAACGGGTACAGCAAAGCTATTGCCGAGAGCTTTGTACATTGGGCCGTCAGCGGGACGTTTGCCGCGATATGTGACGCTGGGCAGGTATTGGTCATGGAAGCCTTGAAGGCGCGCACATTCGATGGGAGTCAGGCGACGGACTGCCCACGCTTGCCCTACGGCATTGGTGACAACACACGGCGCGGCATCGCCCTTTCCCGTCTCGCCAGCCTGTGCAGTGAGCGCGGAAACTACGTCACCCATGTCACCGCGACCATTTCGCCCGATGCGTGGCTGAAAGCCGTATGCAGCAATAATCGACTGACCCCGACCCGTTCCATCTTCGGATGCGTCGAATCCTTCCGCTTTGAGGCAGTGCGTGACGTTGCCTGTGACACATACTGCCATCTGTCCACCGCCATTGGCGTGACTGCCTGCGTGGCCCATTGAGCGCAGCGTCGGTGACAGCTCGACCGTAGCGTCTCGCCCGTTGTCCTTGCATGAGAACGCGATTGCCTGGACCTCGGCACGTGCCTCTAGCGTGTACGCAATGTGTGCCTGAATGCCGACGCCATCAGGCCCACTGCTTGGATTCTCGCGCAACGCGCCTGCCTGGATGGCATAGGTCGGGACCAATAAATCGGCTTCCGCATCCTGCTGCGTGGCGCTGTCCGCACTCTTGGCGCCGCACGTCAGCGTGCCAGCCACAATCGGTGCTTCGTGGTTGCAGGTCAGCGTCGGGCTGCGGTCAATTGCTAGTTCCGCCCCCCCTGCCCGTGCGCCAGGCAATACAGTGGGCTGGAGTCCACCCATGCATTCAAAGTCAGTTCCGAGTCCGCCACCGCCTGTAGTGCGCGAGCTAAGAGTTCCGGCAACGTCTTGCCCCGTTTCTCGGCGCGGCGCAGAATCCCCGCGCAGGCTTTGGCGCTCAAGAAGTATTGGGGCGCGACTGGACCAGTCTCCAGTATCGAGGACAGCGAACACGCGGCGGCGCCGCTGCGCCACTCCGAACCATTGCGCGTCCAGACATGCCCATTCGAGCAGTCCATTGTCGCCCAGCGCGCAGCCTTCCGTGCCCCAGCCGTTGACGGGCACTGCAACGTCGTCAAGTCCTGCCAGGAGCTCAACCACGCTTGCAAAGTCTCGGCCCTGGCTGCTGCTGTAGGCGCCAGGGACGTTTTCCCATAGTGCGAATCGGCAGCCGCCGTTCTTGCGGGCCCACTGGAAAATATTGAAGGCGGCGAAGAACAGGCCGGATCGAGTAACAGTTCCATCTGCATTGAGCATTCCTTTGCGTTTGCCGGCCACGGACATGTCCTGGCACGGCGAACCGAAAACCATCACATCGATGCGGCCGAGTGCGGCGATATCCGCTTCGGTAATTTTGGTGATATCGCCCAGTTTTGGGACGTTTGGATAGTGGTGCGCCAACACGCGCAGGGGGAAGTTTTCGATTTCTGCCACGCCTACGCATACCCAGCCGAGCGGCGCCCACGCCACAGTTGCCGCCTCGATGCCGCTAAACAGCGACAGATAGCGGATTGGAGTTACCGGGAGCTCATCGCGCTTCATGGGCGCACCTCCGCAGCTGGCGCGCCGAACATGGCGGCGACGAGCGGATCCCGGCCGTGCTGGCCGCGCGGCCAGTTGCTGCGCGTACGGTACAGGTCGAATTCGGCCCGCTCGTCCAAGTCGGGCATGCCGTACAGGGCGCGGACATGAATAGCTGACGGCTCGATCATCACGAGCTTGCCGGCCGCCAGTAGGTCGGTCAGGGTCTTTCGCACCGTTTCACGATTCAGGGTCAGATCACCAGCGATATCGATGACGGTTGCGGCGCCGCAGCGTTTGACGGTGGCCAGGATATCGGCGGCACGGGCGGCGATAACGGAATTGCGGATGGCGGCTAAATCAGCAGCCGGGCGCGGGCGATTGTCAGCTTGGCTATTCACAAGGCCACCTCTGCCAGGACAGAATCGCGCCACTTCACTTGCTGGATCGGCGCGCCGCTGCCATGTGCCTTGCCCGTGTCGAGCACGACCGCGTGGGTGCGCCCTTTCGCCGTCGGCACCCAGTGGCCGGCGATCTGCTCTTGCAGGCCAGCCTGGGCCAGCAGTTGGTTGAAGTGCTTGGCGCTTTTGACGAAGCGGCGGCCCATTTCGGTAGGCGTGAAACAGATTTCTTGCTCGGGCGTGGCAAGGTGCGTGCGCTCCATCAGCTGCAGCATGTTGACGCCGGTCAGGGCGGCCGTGCCCTGGTTCGCGCTGATGGCCGCGGCATTCTTGTCGAGGCCGATCAGGCGCGCAATGCCGAAGATGGCGCGGAACTCTTTGGCGGGCGAGACTGCGCTGCGCGCGGGCGCGGCGGCCGGCACAGCCAACTGCTTCGCTTCCAGTTCTTGCCAACGGTCGATGATCTTGGCGCGCAGCTCGGCGCTATAGCCGGAAACGACCACCATCGTGTCGCGGAACGACAATAGGAACTCGCTGTAGGTCTGGCTGTTCTGTGGGTGCTTATAAGGGGTCTCGTTTCCAGAAACGACACCCTCAGCGAGCAAGCGGCGAATGGTTTTCAGCACCGCATCGTGCGTGCTGCCAGTCAGTTCCGCAATTTCGCGACTGGTCATGGTCGGATGTTGTTGTACAATTGGAGCCATAAATTCTTTCCGGTATTTATTGCGTTTCAAGGAAGCCCACCTGCGAAGTGGGCTTTTTTCATTTCTGGCCTTGCAGTTCCTGCAGCATTGCTTCGTAGTGCTGGCGCGTCCGGACGTGGCCGGGGTCGACCGGCAATTCGCGCTCGACGTGCTCTTGCTGCTGGGCGCCCTGCCCGGCCTGCACAGGCGAGCCGCCTTCCGGTTGCGTTGTCGCCCAGGTCAAGCTGCCACCTCGGCGCGCGCGATGCGCTTCAGTTCGCGGATCGACACATCGAACACCTCGTGCATGCGGATCAGCAGCGAGGCGCCGATAGGCAGGCGGCCGTGGCGAATCTTGGAAATCACCGGCGGCGCCACTTCCAGCGCGCGGGCCAGGGCGGCGTCGTTCTTTGGGCCTTTGGCCAGGAGGGTGTCGAGCAGATCGTTGTTGCCAGCAGCGTTGTCCAGCGAGCGATACGGCGTAATTGCAGTTGTTTGCGTCATGTCATGTTCCTAATTGATGGTGATTAAAGTGGCCGCCAGGCGGCCGTGTGATGCTGTAGCTGTCGGGTGTTGCAATCGTTATGGCGGGCGGAGATGAACCGCCTTGCGGAGCGCGAGCATTTGCGGGTACTGCGCGCGCTTGGCCACCTCCCGAGCCGCCTTGTCGTTAAGCCTGTCGGCGGCGCGCTGCGCATCAAACAACCGGATCAGCTCGGTGGCGTGCGCTACGATTTGCTGCTCCCGTGTTACGCCCTGCTTCTGGTCCTGCATTTACTTTCCCTTCGATAACTGCTCCCTTCGCAAGCGGAAGCCCTTAAATACGCCTCGGCATGGGCGCGCCGCCGCGCGCCGCCCGACTAGTGCTTGCGCGCACAAAATGCCCATGAGATGGGTATTCCATATGTCGACGCGGCAATTTAATATTCACGTGCTGCTGGAGCGGATTCCAGGCGTTGAGGATGCGGCGAGCCTCGGTGCCGGCACGTGAGCCGATGGAATTGCACTTGCGACGGAACGAGTCTTTTTCCTCGTGACTAAAAATTACGGTCAGATCGGCGCCGCGAGCTGCCGGTTTTGATGCTTGGTTCATTACTAATTGCTCCTATGGTTCGAACTACAAGGAAAACTACGGTTTGATGCTGGTGGTGCTATTTCGGGCGGGAGATTCCAATGCGTTACAGTTGCAGTTCTCACACAACAACTTGCAAAGGAATCTCCCATGACTGAAAAAAACAACTACGCCGCGCATTTGCTGCTCGACGGGAAATTAAAAATGGATTGGCCGGCCGGGGCGCCAAGCCCGCAAATCGGCGACCAAGTGGCTGGGAAGCCGAATGGGCAGCATTTCGTCGCAAACGTCACAGCGCGAACATGGACGCTCGGAGATGACGCGCCGGCAGTGACGCTTGTGATCACAGTGGAGACTCCACAACCTGCGACACGAGGATCGGCGACGGTAGGCCGCCTTCCATTCTGACGGCCGAGGATCGCGGGCCGGTGACGTTGACGATGTACTGAACTGAGCCCGGACGCGGATACAGCTTGACAGTCACAGCGTCCTTGCCAGGGAGCATCTCGAAGGTGGGTGCAAATGGATCGGCGGCGAAGCGTTTTTCGGCGGCGGCTGTGACGGTGGCGGCAAGGTCGGCGAAGGTTGCAAGCGTCTCCTTTGCTGCGCTAGTGGGAGACGGGGATGCGCCGCCGGTTGCAGCAACTGCATTCACAAAGAGGTCGTTGATCCCTTTGAGTGAAGAGGCAATTTCACACCATTGCTTGATTTCAAGTGTGTCAGCTTCGATCTGCGCACCACGGACCATGCCTTCGACCTGGGCTGCAATATGACGCGAGCGAGCATTCATGTTGACGTGATGAATGGCGCTTGCGAGGAGCGAAATGCATTCCAAAATAATCTTATTGCTTGGCATGTAGCTCTCCGGTTTTTGACGGCGCCGCTTCGGCACCGACAGAAATTGTTTGCTTGAGTTTCATTTTCGACACTTAAAAAGGATCACATGGGTTTGCGAGACAGAATCGCTTTGCTACTTTGGCGGGATGTAGACGGCTATCAGCCGGAACTGGGTAGCCAGGGTGATCACCACAATGTCTCCCTGCTCACCCGCTGCCGACAGGCGCGAAGCTGGCTTGCCCAGGGCTGGGCCGCCAACTGGAAATGGTGGGTCACGACGACCATTGCCACTTGCGCTGTCGCCGCCGCGATCGTTCCGCTGTACCTGAACGTCGCCAAACCCCGTGAGCAGGTGGATGCGCGTAGCGGGGAACTGCTGCTTAAGTGTGTCGAGCAGCGCAAATGCATCATCCGAATCGAGCCGATCCCGCAGCGAGATGACAAGATCGTCGCCAGCCCGGACGGCAACGGGCGTGATGACCAGCGGACGCCGAAACAGTGAGGACAGCCAGCTCATGGAATTGCCCGCATATCGAGGCCGACAGCAGCGCGGTCTGGCACGGTGTCGAGCATGCGGTTCGTCGTGGGCGGCTGGCGGCCGGCGTGGCCTGGCGCTGGGACAGGACCGGTGGCGCGATGGGTGGCATCCATGGGCGGCCTGGCGCGCAGGGATTCCCAGTTGAATGACGGGAGTAACTCCTCGCAGCGAACACTCCCGCCGGTGATGTCTTCGATTTTAGGGCAGTGTTTCGAGGGCACTGGCCGCAACCCCTTTATCCACTGGTTGACGGCAGCAGGGGTAACACCCAAGCGCCCCGCCAAGGCTGCCTGCCCACCGAGAATCGAGCACGCCCGCGTAATTGAAACCTGAGATGAATTTTCCATCTCAATACAATAGCATTGCTACAGTTTTATCGCAAGCCTTGCTATTGTTTTTTTTCGATAGCATAGCTACATGAAGATTCTGACAATAGAAGAGGAAGCCGAAAGGCTCAAGGCTCGATTTGCTAAGGTGAACCGCGCTGAGTTTGCTCGCGCGCACAGCCTAAAGGGCGGGCAATCTATGATTTATCAAAATATCACCGGCAGGCGTCCAATTAGCCTCGATGCTGCACTGGCTTACGCGCGGGGCTTCGGCTGCACTCTTGATGACATAAGCCCCCGTCTTGCGGCGGAGGCATTGCAGGCATCGCGTCAAACTGAGGCCGGCTCCAGCGGCGTCATACAGCGCGAGCCAATCCATGTGATAAGCACTGAGATAGCTATCCCGCAATACGATACCGGCGGTTCGATGGGCGCTGGCGTGCTGCTGCGCGATCAGCCTGGCGAGATCAACGGGTGGCGTGTCACGCCAGACTGGCTTCAAAAAAATGTCCGCAGTCATACCGGCGTAAAAAATCTTGCCATCGTCACGGGTTTTGGCGACTCCATGCGAGGCATGTTCAATCCAGGCGATCCACTGTTAGTAGATCGGGGAATTAATACTTTTGATGGAGACGCAGTTTATTTCTTCAGGGTTGGCGATGAAGGCTTTATTAAACGACTCCAAAGAATACCCGGTGAGGGCATTATTGCATCATCCGAAAATAAAGCCTACCGCGATTGGACGATAAAGCCAGACATGGATTTTCAAATATTGGCGCGTGTTATTAAGGTTTGGCAAAGCGTTGATTTTTAATGAAATATTCGAATGTTTGGAAATTCAAGCAAGCGCAGCCTATTGAGGACACCAATGCGACCGAGAGAATTTTTACTCAAGCTGAACATTTCGCAGCCGATCAATGCCAGAGACTCGTTCAAATAATCAACGAATCAGCCCAAATAGCGAACAAATCGGAAAATCTGAAAACTAGACGATCTAGGCTTGGAGTGGCGCAAGATCGCCTTACTGAACTTAAAAACTTGACGGCGCAACATTCATTCCTATCACTCACAAGCCTGGATAAATTCGAATCGGGCCTAATGACATTAGCGGCGGAAATAAAACACCAAGAGGATAATGCGTATCCAAATTATGATTTATATAAACACCTAACCTATCAGGTGCCGATGAGACTTAGCACACCAGTAAGGCTCCTAGCTTTGCACGGCATCGTCTTTGACGACCTACCGAATTTTCCACCCGCCATGGTTGTCGGAGAAAGTGAGGGGAAATGGGTGCCGCATTCCTTTACTTTTCGAGAACTTGGCATCGACGTTAATTATGAGTCCGACAATTTAATCCCGTCGGATATTGGAAAAATCCCTCCAGATGGCGGCGATTTTCTAAATTTCCTAATTGCTTTCCGCGCAATTCTCGAGGCTGATCATTCGATGGATTACCGTATTATGGAAATTCGCGAAATATTGCTACGGCCTGAATGGCTTGACATTGTCGAGAGACTTGGACAGAGTGATGATGACATCATTGATCAATTCTTTCCTCAATTCTTGAAGACCATCCCTAAACTGGGGCGCGAATCGATCGAATCAATGCTGCGGGCGGGCCTATCTTCGCCCGCTGTAATAGAAGAGGCTCCGGATCACATCCTACTTACCATGAAAGGCGTCGGGCCGTCCATTTTGCGATCGATCCGTGCTAGATGTTCCGAGATCACTGTAGATCGGCATCTTGATCGACTGGATCTGGTTGAGCGATGAAGTGGCGTAATAATTAGATAGAATATCAATTATCAATTTTTCTTAAAAATGTAGGCTTCCAATTAGATTAACTATGACAGCAGTCTCATTAGGATAAACATGAAAATAACATCAGTAAAAGACGAATTAGAGTTTCTGGCGGATGCGGTCTTAATTCGTAAAAAAGGTGCGGGAAATTTTCTTGCATCTGGACTGAACGGTGAGCGCTCCATACCTATTTCCACGATTACTGCTATTCAGCTAAAGCTTGGCGGGTGGACTCCTGGATATATTCTATTCTCCTACGCGGGAAGCAAACCATTTGGTGGCGGACTAATGGAGGCAACGCAAGATCCGGATGCGTTCATTTTTCAGAAACAATACAATTCTGAAGTCGAAGAGTTCAAAAAAATAGTGGAAGCAGCAATGCGTGATTCAAAAAACTCAAAAACTCTAGCCTCACCCACATCTCTGGCGGACGAGATCCGAAAGCTTGCGACATTGGTAGAGGATGGCTTCTTGTCGGATGATGAATTCGAAGTGGCAAAGAGGAAGCTCTTGGCGTCGCCATGAAGTACGTAATTCTCTTGCTGTTCGCCCTCATCTTCTCGCCTCAGGTCGCTGCCGCGCCTTGCAATAGGGATGCCGCGCAGGATGTGCAGTTTGGCATCCGCGAATTCGCCAGCTGGCGCATTGAGGGCGATCACTTGGCCGTCCATTGGACGTATGCCATCGAGAAGTTGCCCGAAGCGAAGCGCCTGAAAATGATCACTGCCTATGCCGACATGGACGCTTGTTTGCGCGGGTCCGCGTTTGAGATCATGTTTTATCGCAAGGGCAAGCTGATGGGGATTGCATCACCAGTATCAGGTGTTCGACTGGTGAAATAAAAATAAGGCCCGCACACTATCCAGTGTGCTGGCTAAGAATCCGGGGTGATTCCCGGACTGCGGACCATCAATCCGCTCGCGGTGAGGAATGAAAAAGAGCTTACAGCATGCCCGTCTAGTCGGTCAGGCGGATGCCGGAAATGCAAGCCTTGCTGTATGGCTACCTCTATCAAACCAAGCTCAACCACCAACACACAGGGTGCTCCCCAAGGTGTGTTGGTGGCGCCACCGTAGCTGCAGCTACACCGGCTAGCGCCCGGCAAGGCGCGATATAAATGTTCAGCCCTCTAATCCAGGCGCTGAACGAGGCCTCGTTCGGCGTCACGCATAAGCGAAAGCAAAATGCCTAAAGCCAAACGAAAAGTAGCGAAGGTTAGCTGGACGATTGATGTTGCGAAATGCATTTCTGCCATTTCAGGAATGCTATTAGTGCTTCATCAAATCGGACTTTTTTGACCTAGAAGGTGGGGCGGTTAACGCCGCCCTGCCAACTGAAGCGAATTCTATACCGTTGCTCGGAGGTTTACAACAGCAAGACCGTGGCGCCAAAACCGGGCGCGTGAGCGACGAAATAAAGGCGCTCAATGACCGCCAGTCGATGGCTCGACAACGCCGAGAAAGTCCTCCTGGCCGCCCTTGAGGCAGCCGCTGACCATCGCCTGAACAACCCCAGCGCCTGGTCGCCGGACGGCTACCTGATGCGGTCTGATTCGGCCTGCGAGCATTGCGGCCGCGCTGGGCTGAGTGGGTCGCGGTGGTGCGGGTTGTGTGGGAAGCTTGCAACTATTGGATAGATTTCCTGTTGGTAATATTTCATATAATAAAGCCCAATATAAGGGGTGACTATGCAAGAAGAAATGTCGATACGCTACGAGGGCAGAGATGCCGAAAAGCATGAAATCGACTTGAACCAACTGGGAATTTCACTTCAGGGTTTTGCTCGCATTTTGGGAGTTTGCGGGAATTTTGTAGAGACCGGGAAGTACAACAAGCAGTTTGATAGCCTGGCCGTAAAAGTAGTGGCGCGGGAGCCAGATGAGCATCATTGCTATGAGGTTGTTGCGTACATTCAGGGCATCATGACATCCGCGAACTTTTGGAGTGGCACGGGCGGTGCGGTGTTGACCGCCGTGGTAGCATACGTCTTAAGCCGGAGATCAAGCGAAGAAATGAAGCTGCTAAAGGATGCATTAGACAAGTCACTTGCAAATAGCGCACAGATGACGGAAAGGCTAATATCAACCATCGACAAGATGGCTGAAGCGTTGCGCCCTGCTGCCAGAATGGCTACAAGCCCTATCGACAAGACCTGCAACAATATTGGCATTTACGCGAGCGGCACAAAGATCTCCGAGCTTGATGATAAAAATAAAGAGTATTTCTCGGCTGCAACAAGCATTAGATTCGATAGAACCAAGACGTATGTCGGAATTTTTTCAGAGCTTGATACGAAGACAGGAAGTTGCAAAGTGTCGTTAAGCGAAAGTGAGCCACGGATTCAATGCGAGATCACCGATCCGATTCGATCCCTACCAAACAATCCCTATGCGCTGGCTCTGGCCAGCCAGGCGCCCTTATCGTTTTTAGCAAAGGCAGAGATTGATGAGGACGGCGTTATTGCAAAACTTTTTATCAGCGATCTCGCTCCGACTACGGCGCCACAACCATCGGCGCCAAGCGCCAAGCCGTAAAGACTAGCCCGCCGCGCGCGGGCTTTTTTGCGCCTGGCGCTGGCACCAGCGCAGACGGTCAATGCTCTACGCGAGAATGCTTGGGCCAATGTCGCCGAAGCCAAGTTCCATCTGAGTGTCGCCCGAAAGCTCGCGCTTGCTCACGTGCAGCTGCTCCCAGTCTTCCTGCGTGTCGGTTCCGGTGTTGATGCGCAATGCCTGCGGCAGTACGCGTGCGGCCTGCCCTTTTTTCATCAAACGGTAGCTATCCGATCCGGCTGCCGCGTTGATGGCGGCATAGGTTTGCGGATAGAATATTCCGGTGCGCGTGAAAACATGGTGGGCCACCTCCAGCAGTGGCAATCGGTCGCGCACAGTGGTCAGTGCGTATTTCGGTGAACGTGCCCACCCATTCCGGTCTATCGCGCCCACCTGCGCATGAGATGGTGTTACGCGGTTAAATTGTAGTGGGTGCGGTCACGATGGGTCGATATTTATCTCCTTTTTGGG